CTTTACATATACTACAGGTTCGTTTATTTATTCGTATTTTAACAGAGATGTTATTGTCATTCCCAACTCAATAAATCCTACAAGATTTGATAACTTCTTACCTTGGGAAATTGAATATAAAGTAAACCCAAGTTTGAATCCTGTAGATAGAATATTTACCAATGCTGAATTTGTATTTGATGAAGATACAGAAGAGAAAGATTTAATACCTTTTGATTCTCTTGAGATATATAACAATTATCAGTATGGTAGTGTAGAAGGAATGAAGAGTACTTATAAACCAAATGCTACTATCAAGAAATTCAGGTTCTATAATACACTCCTACCTAGAGATAGAAAGAACAGAATAGATAGAATCAGAAGCCCTTGGGTTAAAGTGAAGCTTAAAGGTTTATGTGATAAAAAGACGAATAACTTGATTAAGAGTTTTAAGATTAAATACTTTGAATAATGGCAAAGAAAAATCCATATATAGACTATATTAATAATGGTGGATATGGTCTATTTGAAATACCTAAACCAACTGGTATGTATAAATTACCAGGAGAATTACCTAGCACTACTGTAATACCAGATACAAAATATACCAACATAGGTGAATCAGCAACAAGAGCTGGTGCATTATCCGCTGGTAATTTATTGAATGGTGCTAGCTCTATTATCAATGGTGTAGGTGGCGTTATAAATGGATTCAATGTGGCTCAGGGAATGAAGGATACTTCATCCCTGCAGTCTAGCATTGATAACAGAACTGCTGGTATTGTAGACTATAATGACTATAATACTTTACTTCACTCTTGGACAATGGATAATCCTTTAAATTATGCTTCAATGTCTGATATAAAGGATGGTAATTCAATGTTTAAAGGTGCTACTCAAGGAGCATTAGCTGGTGCTAGTGGTGGTGCAATGTTTGGACCATTAGGTGCAGGTATAGGTGCTGGGATAGGTTTACTTGGTGGTGTTATTGGTGGTATATTTGGTGCTAAGAAAGCAAAGAGAAAACTTAATGCTATGAATGACCAAATAACCAAAGCAAATAAAGCCGTACAAGATAACTTTATTAATAGTGTGGAGAACATCGATACGGCTAATGATAATAGGTTAGCTTCCTCTTTCTACGCTGATGGGGGGTATACTCCCTCGGTATCTTTACGAGAATACATTAAATCTAAAGAAGCATTTGTACCTTATGTCTATGATGATAGAGGAGGTGCTAAGAGAAGATGGGACCAAAATAATAGAGTAGCTAGTAACTCTGTTGCTACTATAGGTTATGGTTTTACTGATAAGGATTTAATAAACTATTACCTTAACTCTGGTAAAGAAATGTCCAGAGAAGAAGCTGACAAACAATTAGAGAAAGAACTAGCTAAGAGAATCAAGGAGGTTTCCTCATTACCAAACTTCCATAAATTACCACAACATCAACAGGATGCTTTAATGGCTTTAGATTATGCAGTAGGTTTTGGTAATGTGAAGAAGTTTAAGAATCTACATACAGCCTTACAATCAGGTAATACGGATGCTCTAGCTGAAGCTTTATACAATTACTCTCTAGGCGTTAATGACCCTAAGACAGGTAAAGGTATTAGAAAAGTTTGGCAGTCTTTAGGTAATATGGCTAGATTCGGGGAATATAAGAATCCTTATACTGGTAAGGTTATGCAACAGAACGGAGTACCTTATAGAGACTTCGGTATGGATGCAGCTAAATACAATCTCATAGAGAATGGTAACCAGTTTATGATAGAACAACAAGCTGCTCAAGAACAAGCTGCAAGAAAAGCTGAAGCAGTAAGACCATTAATAGAATGGGATAAGCTAAATAAGATTACAGATTTACATAATATGAATGTAGAATTTGCTGAAGGTGGTTATACTGAATTCAATGCTGGTGGTACACACGAAGAGAATCCAAATAATGGTGTTCAGTTTGGTGTAAACCCAGAGACCCAAGAACCAATGAAGGCTGAAGAAGGGGAGGTTAAAGTTGGTGATTATGTATTCTCCAATAGAATAAAACCTGATAAATCTATACTAAAGGTTTTAGGTCTTCCTCAGAAAGGTGAATTATCTTATGCTGATATAGCAAAAGATTTAAAGAAAAAGCTTGATAAGAGACCTAATGATGAGATAATGAAAAAGTACTACGACCAGAATATAGAGAAGCTAAAGTCAGCTCAGGAAAGTACCAAGAGATTAAGAGAAAAAGCAAAGGAGAATATCATAGCACAAGCAACTCAATCTTTAGGTTTAGTACCAGAACAAGGGGGTAATATGGAATTAACGCCAGAAGGCGGTGAACAATTATTTGCTGAAGGTGGTAGACTAAAACCTATTAAAGGTTACAAGATAACCAATGGTAGTAGAGGTTGGAAAAATGTTTCTAATTTACCTCTTGATGAAGCCTACAGACTATATAAAGAAACCGTTAAAACCAATAGCGGTAAAAACGAATACCGTAATTCCTTTATGGAGTTTGATGGTTTAGGTAATAAAACTCTAGTAAAAGATAGAAACTTATCACTAGAAGATTTTGCTGAAATGGCTGGTTATTCCAAAGAAGATGTAGCTAAAGCAGGTAGAAAGATAAGTGGTTATAATCCTAACCCATTCCCTCACGGATATGGCTTTGGTACTAAAGGTGGTTACTATGATAAATTAGGCGGTGTACCTATTGAAGAAGTATATAGAAGGTATAAAGAAGACCCTTCATTCCATAAAGATGGTAAAACCAAAATCTATAAATGGTATGATGAAGATGGTACTTATAGAGGTGTAGACCTTCCTGAAGGTTTAACATTAGATGAGTTCGCTAAGAAGTTTAATCTTGATAATAAGTTTAGAAGACAATTCTGGGCTGACGTTCCTTTTGGTAAAGGTACTGTAGGTGACCAATTCTCAAAAGATTATCCTGAAGTTTATAAGAGATTGAAAGGTATTTATGAAGGTAAACCTATAAAAGAAAATAACACTCCTCTACCAGATACTGTAGAAGCAACTAAGGAAGCTCCACACACTTATATACTAAACCCAGAAGATTACTATAAGCATTACGGTAAAGACGGTGCTGCAAAATCTTCAGGTAGAGCTACTAGAACTAGAGGTACTTCACAAGCTCCAGTTAAATCTGAACCTGAATACGCAAGACCTTTATGGGATGCAGGTCAGATTGCAAGTGCTAGAGACAATGCTCTTATTCCATATGATATTCCAAATAATGAACTGCAAATTCCTACTACAGGAATACAAAGTTCTACACTTCAAACAGCTGGATTAAATCCTAATTTAGGTTCTCCTAGTAAAGGTGGTATATTCTCGAATATATGGAATAAATTTGGTAACTTTGATGCAGCAAATCTTCGTTATGCTCCTGTAGTAAATGCTGGTATAAATGCTTTCACTGACTTAATTGGTGCTACAAATTATGACGACTTTACTACAGCCAATAATCTAGAGAATGAGTATAGAAGAACGTTTAGAAATGTTGCTCCTGAATTAATATCAGGTAACCTTGATTACAATCCGTTTGATACTGATTATGCTATCAATAGATTACAATCTCAAGGGGCTGCAAATAGACAAGCTATAATCAATAACTCAGGTGGTAATAGAGCTACTGCTACAGCTGGTTTACTTGCTTCTGATAATAACCTAATGGGTAATATAGGTAATGAGATGATTAAAGCTCACGACTATAATTATCAGCAGAGAAGACAAATTGCAGACTTTGATAGACAGAAAGACATGTTTAATGCTCAGCAGATTAACAATAACTATCAAATCAATCACTCTATTAATTCTGCGAGAATGTCTGGTATTGAAAGAGCTGCAGCTATGCGTGAACAAGAAAAGGCTATTAACGCTCAGAATAGAAGCATTAATAGAAATATGTTTGTTGATACTATGGCTAGCTTAGGTAGAGAAGAGCAAGATAGAAGATTTGCTAATGTTCTTACTCAATATCAAATTGAGAATAATAGAATTAAATACAATAAAAATAAATAGTATATGGCAAATGGAGTAGTAACTACTGCCCGTTTTACCCCATACACATTCGATGAAATGATGAAACCATTGATGTATTTGCAGCAAAAGCACGATACGCTTATGGCTGCAAATGCAGAGATGGCTTCTAAGATGGCGGTAATGGAAAGCTTCTTACCCAAGGAGTCAAGGGCTTATAAAGAGTTATACGAACCTTATATGCAACAGGTTCAAGATATGGCTACCAAATTATCCGATAGAGGTGTACTAGATAATAAAGGGAACTTCAGTCCAGAAATGGTTAATAGTCTTAGGGATTTAAGAATAGGTTTCAGTAAGACTTTTACTCCTTTAGATGATGCCTTAAAGAGATATAAACTAAGACAGGAAAATGATGTGTTAGTTAAGAATAAAGACCCCAAGATGATTGGGGTATTTGGTAGAAAGGAATTCGATGATTTCTTAGATGACCCAACATTAGGTACAGACTCTTATATTTCTGCAGACCAATTCTATCAAGAAGCAGCTAAGAATTTCCAAGCTTTAGCTAGAGGTGAATTTAATAGCCCTTCATTAAAGAAGTTCTCCAAATATTATGACCTATTCTCACAAACAGCTGGTATGACCCCAGACCAAGTAATAGACTTTATTACTAAGAGTAAGGGAGGTCAGTTTGCTCAAGAGTTTCTTAATGCTATGTTTGAAGACCAGCTTGCTACTTATGGTTATGCTGATAAGTTAGATAGTAATGGTAAGAACAGATTATATAGTGCATTCAAGTCAGCTATGCCTTATCTCACAGGACCTACTCAACATCAACTTGTAGATAATGGAGAGAAGGAAAAGGAAATGATGGCTCTAAGAGCTGCTATGGCACAGCAACAAAATGAACCTACAGCAACAGCAGGTTTATCTTACATAAATAACACAGACCCTGGAGATGCTATTGACGAAGATTATTTAAAAGAGGCTCAAGAGTTTAAGGATTCGTTTGCTTCAGGATTACCTAGACCTGATACTAATGTTTCTGGTTCTAAGCCTACAACTTATGTACCTAATGGTATAAACATTAATTCTAGTGTATTAATGAAGGCATTCTCTAAGGATGATGGTGGTGTTTCTGGTAAATATAATAAGCAAGCTTATCTACCAAATAAGGGTGATAGAACTTATGAAGCTATGACTGCTTTATATAACAGTGACCCTGTTCTAAAACAGCAGATTATTCAGATATTCAATAAGATAGATAGTGGCAAGAAATTATCCAAGGAAGATGCTAAATTATTACTTAGTTCTAGAGATAGGGCTACTGTAATGCAATATGGTTATAAAGTGAATCCTGAAACTGGTGCTAGTATTACACCACAAGGTGTTAAGAATATTATAGACCAAGTACAACCTAATCTACTTAGAGGTAACAATGTACCAGAAGGTATGAGCCAAGAAGATGCTGATGTTACCTTTAAGACAATGTCTAATCCAAGTATGAGATTTGACTTGAGAAAGAATAAGGTTGTTATCTCAGGTTTAAAGAAGGTAGATGATAAAGAAAAGAGAGTAGAATTCGGATTACCAATAGAAAACCTAACTACTTCACGAAACATTGAAGTTAATTACTTTGATGCTGCAGGTAACCCTCAAAAGGAATCCTTACCTACAAAACAATTCTTTGCTAGAATGAAGGAACTCAAGAGAGATAGAAGTGAATTTGGTGTTAATAAGTATAAAGCATTCTTAGATGCAGCTGTTAAACAGATAGCTGGCTTTGCTTATGGTACTAAGGATGTTGGTAATATGGACTTTGGTCAAACTCAAGTAGATTTAACTCAATAATATATGGCTCAATTAAAGACAGACCCAGCACAAAAGGGTTTAACACCTTTAAAGAGTATAGCACAAAAAGCAAAGGACACTGGGGAGAGACAGTTTTTTACTATAGCTCACCCAGAGTTTGAAGAGAAGTATAGGCAGGAAGATTCATTCCTGCCTAGAAACTTTTCTTTACCTGATATGCCCTTAGCTGATTATAATCAAGCTATACTAGATTATGGTAGTAGAGATAATATAGACCTCGAAGATTTCAAAGCTAGAAGAGAAGGAATATTCGAAAAGATAGCTAAAGGTGTTGGAGGTTTGATTAATAATGCTGTAGTTGATATTGCAGGTATAGCAGGGTTAATCTATGGTGCAGGTAAAACAGTTTGGGATTTAACAGGTGGTTATCTTACAGGTGAAACTCAAAAGAGAGATGGTTGGAGTATATTAAATAACTTCACTGCAGAAGAAAACTTTTGGCTTGATGGTATCAATAAGATGGCTGAAAGTACTAATGAAGCTTTAAGGATACATAAGACCAGAGAAGAACAAGGGGAGATTGCTCCTTTTGGTGTAGGTATGGTTATGGATGCTGTAGCGCAGATGGGTCATACTGTTCCTCACATAATGCTTTCTATGATGGGTATATCACCTGTCATAACTGGTATTCTCACAGGTGTTCAAGAAGCTCAAATGGAAGCTAATTCTAATAGAGCTGAGATTAATAGATTAAGAGATGATAAGAACTATCAAACTTATCTAGATTCCATTCAGGCTAAAGAAGATTTGATTTCTCCTTATCTAAAGGATTTTGATGCTAGATATGATGAGTATGATAGACAAGCTAGAGCTACAGGTTTAATAGACCCCAATGATACTAGAACTCCTAATGAAAGAAAAGCTGATGCTAAAAGGGAGCTTATTTCTCAGTTATTCCAAGATGCTAACATTCAGCAACAATCTGCTACTATAGATGCAGCTAAGGATGATTTGATTAGCAAGGTTACTGATGCTTATAAGAAATACTCTGATGAAAGCGTAGGTGCTTTATTTGCTACTGAAGCTGTATTACTATCAGGAGCTAATGCTTTAATGGTTAACTTCCTTGGCAATGTAGGTAGTTATAGTAAGTCTTTAACTAGAGGTATTTCTAGTAAGATATTTGGAGATAAAACTTTAGGTAAAGTAGCTAACAATACATTAAAGAATACACTCACTTCTACAGCCAAAAACTTAACTGGTGAAGCACTTGAGAAAGAGATAGTAGAGTCTGTCAAGGGTCTAACTAAGAGAACTGGTGCTAAAGCTTTAGGTAGAAAAGTATTTGAAACCTTAAAGGTTCCTGCCAATGAAGCTCTACAAGAAATGGGTCAGGAAGCACTTGCTCAGGCTTCTCAGGCTTACACGGAGAATCTTATTGACCAATATATAAAAGCTCAGTATGATTATGATAAGGTTGAGAAATGGCAAGGTGTTACTGATGCATTCGCTGAAGGTGCTAAAGGTTTAATTTCTACTGAAGCTTTACAACAAGGTGTTATTGCGGCTCTATCTACCTTTATTGGTATATCACCTAATATGAATAGGAAGGTAGACCCCAATACAGGTAAGAAGATGGGATTCCCAATCAAGCATAACTTGATAGAACAGTGGAAGGGAATGACCAGAGAAGATAATGCCTATAACTCTTATGTTGATGAATATACTCAAATAACAGATTCTGCAAAAAGAGAAAAATTCCAAGAAGCATATAGACAATTATTTGCTTCAGAAGGTTTAGGTAATTTAGCTGCAAATCTTAGAAGCCAAGGAAAGATAAATGAATCAGAAGATGCTGATATGTTATCTCTTTATAGCTTTATGAATGCTGCAGTTCAGTTAGGTAAAACTAAGGAAGCTTTCTCAGCTTTAAATCAGAGTATTGATAACCTTACTGATGAACATTTATCTAGTTTAGTCGAATCAAGTTCTACCAAGGAATTTGACTCAGTAAATAACAGAGAGTTCTATACAGGAGGTTTCACTGAAAATGGTAGAAAATTAAATGAATCACCAGAAGATTTAGCTAAGGTTAGAGAGATAATGAAATCTAATCAAGAGAAGTTAAATAGACTTTGGGATTCATTTGATGTTGCAAAGAAACTTGTTGATGAGAGATATGAAGGTTATGATTTCACAAAAGAACAGAAATCTACATTAACCTTTATGTATGCACTCCGAGATAGTTTTGCAAATAAAGCTAAGGAACATTTAGATAACCTTGAGAGTGCTTTCAATGTAAAGGATTCTATTAAATCTATTGATGATAAGATAGCTGAATTAAAGATAGCTCAGAATGAAAATTCCGCAATAGAGGATTTAGAAGAATTCCAAAAGAGAGACTTTGAGTTACAAAAGCAGATTAAAGATTTATACAACCAAAGACAAGCCCTCAATGAATTAGATAGTGTATTTGAAAAGGGAGTTAAAGTTAACCCTGAGAATCTTTCTTCTAAAACGATTGCAAAACTTCAATCAATCTTCAATAATCAATTACAGGTAGACCCTAATAATCAGGAAGCAAGAGAAGGTAGAGATGCTTTAAACGCGTTTCTTTCTGTGCAGAATGTTATTAATACAGAGGAAGACCCTAGAGGAGGTTTTATTGAAGAAGCTCTAAATAAATACAATCAAGAAGCTAGAGCTGAAGTATCTAAGGAAATCGCTGAAACATTAGGTAAAGCTAATGATGGTATCTTTAATGATATGAAGGAATTAATAGACAGATTAAATTCTGGGGCTTATAGTTCCGAATATCAAAAAGAAAGAGACCTTTATAAGTGGGAGAAGTTAAGTAAAATCCTTAGAGAAACTAAACCTGAAATCTGGGCTTCTTATGCGGAATCACAAGTATTCCAAGCTATGGGTAAAAATATCCAAATGCAAATGCTTGAGAATGGTGCTATGGGTGTATTTAATGCTTTCACTGAATATCTCAATAGATATAATGATTTCAATGTAGGTAAGATTATAAGTGATGATGTAACAGATTTCCTATCTGAAATGCAACAGAAATATAATCTTGATTCATCTGAAGTTAGTGATTTAGCTGGAGCTATAGTTCATGTTGTTAATAAGATAAAGCAATCATACGATAACAGATTAGCCTACCTAAGAGAAAACCAGATTCAAGCAGAGAAGCAGTATGAAGGTCCTAATCCTGAAGACCCTTCTCCAATGAATCACAAGGAAACTAAAGAAGGCAAAGTAGAACCAGATAAGGTTATAGTTGTTACAGATGAAGGTGAATTTGAAATAGATGACCCAGATGATGGTCCAACTCCTCCAGTTACCATAGAGGAAATTAGTGAAGAGGAAAAACCAGAACCTGAACCTGTAGATGCTAAAAGCCATAATATAGCACCTGCTACTTCTGAGCATAACAAAACCATCTATAATGATAAGCACGGTGAATATGTATCAGCTATTGAAGGTCTAGAAAATACAGGTATAGCTCCTGATGCTTATCAAATGGCTAAGCTTGCATACACTGAATTAAAGGATGCAGGTACTTTTGACTTCTTAAATTCAGGTGGTGTTAAAGTAGGAGATGAAATCATATTTGGTATAGAAGAAGAATTTGAAAAGAAGAAAGCTGAAGCTATAACATATAAAGACTCCATCTATCGACAAAGTCCTACTGTATTTATGTACAAGCGTCTTGCAGATGGTTCTTTACAGAAGATAGGTGACTTATTTACTAATGATGATTCTAGACCTGCTAACAAGACTATCAGAGAAGCTGTAACAGAGTTATACAATAAGAGAGGTGAAGGTGTTAATGAAGTATATCTTGAGAAAAAAGATGCTGCAGAAGATTTAAAACCCTTCTTTGATGTTTCTCTTGTTACAGGTGGTATTATAAAATATACTAAAGACTATGCTCCTATAACTTTTGATACTACTAATGCTAGACTTGGTATAATCTCCAATGGTTCGTTAGTGACTAATGAAAAGAGTGTTGATGGTAGAGTATTAATTAGACCTAATACAGCTGCAAGTTCTAATGGTGGTGTTATGATACTCCTACCAGATATTCACGGAGATTATCACCCTGCATTCATATCTATGCCTACATTAGGAGAAGCTGTAAAAGAAAATCCTGATAAGAACATAGTAAAGAAAGTTCAAAAGATATTAGCTGAAATTGCTGATATTAATAACAGAACTACACTTGCAGGAAAGGTTGATGAAAAGGCTATACCAAAAGAACTTGCTTATCTAAATGAACAGCTATCTAAATATGTAGATTTAGGTAGAGATTTATTTATCAGATATAAGAATGATTCTAGAGGTCCTAGAATTCTTATCGGTACTGTTGCTAGAGATTCGGATGGTAAGAGAAAAGTTAAGGATAATCTTGTTGATATAGATACAGGTAAACGTGTTAAAAAATTCTATTCTGATATAGTTGCTATACCTTTAACTGAAGGGTCGGTTGAAGAAAGGGTGGAGAAATTAACTGATAGTTTATCTAAAGCTCTATTTTATCCACAGCCTGATTTCTTAAAGGAAGATAATAGTGGTGAGTATGCTCAAGAATTCTTAAGTATAGCTAGAACTAATATATCTGACCCAAGATTAGGTAGTGTATTCTTTACTACAGGTAAAATTGTTAGTGGTGAATCTGCTAGAAATGCTAGACAATCAGGTAGAATAGCTAGTGATAAAGATGTAGAAAAATTCTCAAGAACTGCAGAAGCTTTTGTGTATGCTAGAAATCACGAAGCTGATATAGAGATGTCTCTTGAAAATGATGCTATAATCTTCGCTGGGGATAATCATATCCTATCTGAGAATTATGAATGGCGAGAACCTTTCACTGTATTAGGTCATGGTTTTAAACAACCTAGAAAGGCTTTAGCTTATATAAGAGCTAGATACTTTAGTGATACAACAGCTGCTAATGATATTCTAAATGCTAAGTCTATAGATGAAGCTGAAGAAATTGCTTCACACGTTGGTAGTCAAGAAGAATGGAATAAAGTTCATAAGGAAGCTGTTATTCTTGTAACCAAGAGTGTTAAACAATTGCTTAACAAGGATGCTTTTAAAGAGGATAATGATGTTATTAATGCTATAAACTATTTAGGTTATAGAGTTGAAGATACAAACCACACTTATAAAGGTAATGATGTACCTGCATTAGATTGGAATCTATTCTTCGATTATGATAACAAGCTTCTCGGTATACCTCATTATAATGATTTCGTTGATGGTATTAATCCTTCAAACTCTACAAGCTCTACTGATGATTTTCTTTCAGCTGCTGTTTCTACTCTAAATCCTAAAACTACTCCTACTAATCCTACAGGTATTACTCCTGAGGCAACTGTGGTTACTCCTAATGGAGATGGGACTAATAGTAATGAAATTCTACCAGGAAATACAACTCCAGAGCCTCCTGTAACTCCAAAGCCTGAACAAGGAACAGGTGGTGGTACTGATACTTCTACATTATTTACTCAAGGTGTAGGGGCTTCTACATTAACTCCAGAAGGTTCAAATCAAGAAGGTAAAGCTAAACCTGCTTCAACTTTAGTTGTTTCGATACTAAATATTGGACAAAAGCGAAACCCAGATTCTACAGGTAATGGAGAAGTAAATAATGGTGAGCAACCTTCAGGTGAACCTAAAGCATCTCCTACAGATAATAAAGGCAAAACAGGTAAAGGTGGTAATTCTCTTATACAACCAGATAATGACGTGTATAATAGAAAAAGAGCTTTCCCTAAATACAAGATAGGTGAAGAGTTTGATTTTGTGAAGGAATCTAATTGGGTTAAGTCTAAGTTAGGTTGGGATATACAGAAACAGATTATTCAGCAGAATGTAACTAAAGGTAGAAACGGTGAAGTGCAAGGTTACTATGATAGTAGAACAGGTAAGATAGTTTTATCTAATAAGGCTACAGCTTATACTCTATATCACGAAGCCTTCCACAAACTCTACAGAGAAGCTCTACACGTTAAGGATAAGAGTTTACTTTTAAGCTTCTTCTCATCTAGTGAATTCTTAAATCAAAAAGATAACATTCTAAGTGATGTTATTGATGATGTATTTAAGATGGATTCTGAAGAGATAATGGCTGAATTATTTGCTCAATATATTGGTGCAGATACTTATGGTAAACCTGAAGATAAAAAGCGTGTAATACTTGCTCTAAAGAAGATTGAAAGTTTAATGAAGTTCAGTGAGTTGGTTAATGCTATTGAAAGTAATAAACCAGTAGAATATAGAACTCCATATTCTGAAGAGAATGAAGCTAACTTGAGAAAGAAGAATTGGTTAGTTCGTACTTTCTTAAAATTAGTTAATGCTTTCAGAAACAGAACTAAGTCTTATAGAACAAGTGATGGTTATCTCCCAATCAAGAGTTTATTTGATGCAATCAATAAAGGTGAATTCAATAAAACTAAGATAGAAGATAATGCTGAGGATACTTTAGAAATAGAAGAAGCAGGTAATGTAGAACTTACCATTCATTCTGATGACGAGGTATTAACTCCAAGTGATTTTGTTGATAACAAAGTTAATGAGGATAAATTACCTGATACGGAGGATAGAGATTTACCAAAAGTAAACCCAGAATTAACTGAGGAATCTGAAGAAGAAAAGTTAGATTCTTTAATGGAGGAAAAAGAAAAGGAGGTTATATATGATGAGGATAAACAGAAATACCAATTAAAGAATAACATTATCACTAGATACTCCAAGGAATTAGATGATAGGTTAAATATGCTACCTTTTGAAGTTCGTGTTCCTATGTGGTATATCAAGAACGCATTAGATAATTATGGTAAGATAGGTTTCCTAAAAGCTTACCATAGAAATGCAAATGCTATAATGCGTGATATTCTCAACACAACGGCAAAAGAAAGTAACATTGGTACTGCAGGTTCAGTAGCTATTCAAAAGTCGCTTATAGAGGCTCTGAGAGCCTTAAAACGGAACCTGAAGGCTGCTTTCCCAGAACATATAGAAACTCTAGATATTCCTGACCTTGATGTTAATATCATTGGTAATCTAACCGATATCAAAGTTCAGCGTTTCCTAAAGAATCAGAACTATAAGAAGACCGTCAATAAGATAGCTGGTCAGATTATAGCTCAGCTTACTGCAATGGAAAAAGCTTACGTAGAAAGAGTCAAGCAAATTAAGGATGATACTTCACGAAATGAAGCATTAGAAATAGTTGAAAGACAGAAGCTGTGTAAGAACATTTTTTAAATAAAAAAATAGGCGTACCACAATTAAGTGATACGCCTATTTACGTTTAAGGGGTTGGGTTAATTCTCAACCTCTTTTTTATTATCTTCTATAGATTAACAGTGCTTTAGCTTGTTCTAATGGGTCATCCATTCTAGATGTATTATCAACCCAAGGGAACATAAGCCTTGTTGCTGCAGTAGAAGCTTTACTGTATTTCCAGAAAGGTGTTTGACCTTCCTTAAATCTTTTATCCTTACCCCACACCTTATTATCTGTACCGAAATGGAAACCATCAATATCGTGTACATATACTAGCTGGAACATATTATTAATAATATCCATACCAGTAGAAGCTGGAGTAAATGAATTTGTAACAATCTGCTTAGTCTGTTCAGATGCAATCTTAAAAGCAAATGGTGAAGTAGAACCTAACTCAATTTCATTACGAGTAACGAAGTATAATAGGTACTTATCGAATTGAGACATCTTAGCGATATTCTGCTTTCTCTTTTTCTTATCTTCTTCATCCAATCCATATAGGTGTGAAAGCATCATACTTAGTATTGTAAAGAATGCTACAAGTCCCATATCAGTTAAGGTTCTTCTGATATTGTTAATAACCTTCATATCGAACCCTAATTCTTCAGCTTTCTTTTGGCTACCTAATAATACCTTAACAGCATCAAGGAATTCTATATCTTTCTTCACTTTATATAGCTCCTGAACAGCATAAATGTAACTATTATAGTAACCTTGGTCCCATTCTTTTTCAGCTACATTGTAATAAGTTTTAGCTATTCTAGCGTGAACCATTCTAGGCAACCAGTTTCTAAATGTCAATAACCAGCTACCTACAATATACTTTGATAAAGCAGGTTTATCAATGGTATTATAAACACCATACATTCTCTGGTTAAGCTTTAACATTTGCTGAGACATATTGCTGAAATAGCTATCAAAGTCTACCTTAGCATCTAAAGAATCAGTAACACCTTCTTTAAATCTAATAGCCATTCCTTTTCCTTTGTCATTCTCATCAATATAATACTCCTCAATAGCATCTAAAGCATCAACCTCTTCACCATTAAGTTTAAGCTTCTTGTTATTTAAGAAGGCTATAGCTGTAAGGTGTTTTAGGTAATGGTCGCCTAAACCTTGACCTATAGTAAGTAGAGAGCTGTTTAGGTGCTTTAGAATCATCTGAGTAGTACCTGAATATTTCTCACTAACTGATTCAGTCCAGTCTTGGTTAGCATCAACTAAACGTAACAACATTGCTAGTTTATTTGATGTCTGACCAGTCTCCTTATATTTAAGAATGTCACCAAGGTTTTTGAAGTAGATTTGATTAGCTTTACCAATATCTGCCATAGTCATCTTTTCCTTAGCCCATATGGATTCAATTAAGTTCTGCGATACACCGTTCATTATGTTAGCGAACTGCGAAGCAAAGTTAAGACCCATTCCCTTTAATGCGGTATAACTCATAAGAGCATCATTTGCCTTCTTCAATGAGTAGACCTTTCCACCGAACTCTCTCTTATAATCCTGCACACCTTCTTGATATAAAGCCTTGTCAAGATAATCTCTAAGTCTCTTTACTAGTTCCTTAGAACCATCTTCTTTATAAATAGTAGCACCTTCTTCCTCACCCTTTTCATTTCTAAACATACTCTTGAGTGATAAACCATTCTTGGTCTTACCTACGTCTCTAGCCTTTAATGCCATATAAGATACTTCAAGAGTATTGGCAATTTGGTCTAATTGATTATATCTAGCAACAGCATTGCCATAAAGAATAAGAGAAGAAGTAGCATTAGTACTCATACTATTCATATTCTCACCCTTAGCAGTCTTGATATAATGCATAGGTAAGTATCTATAAATGTTACCAGAGAAGTCAGTAAGTGCGTTTTCTACACCTAATCTTTCTGAGTCTTCACCTGTAACTAACGCAAAGTCAGATAGCTTTTCTTTTACATAACCCTTTATATTACCCTTCTGTAATGATTCACCAGCTTTTGCTCTAACCTTTACTATATTATAAGTATCAGTCATACCTTCAGGTAAGAGTCTTTCCATTTCAGACTTTATCTCCATAAAGGTATTATAGTACTCAAGCTGTTTGGCTGTTAGATTTGAGAAGGCAGGATTTAGATATTTATCTGCTGGTACTCTACCATCTTCAGTAACAACTTGGTTGTGACTACTCCAATTACGCCAAGCCTGATAATAAGCTCTTCTATCTTTTCTATCTAATACTTCTTTAGGATTAGCATTTTCAGGTATATTAAATCGTTCAGCAAGCTCTTTTGCAAATGCAATACGAGCATTCTCATATTCTGTATAATTGTATTTTCTTACATATTTACCAGTAAGATTACCTTCAGAATCTCTCTCAAACATAAAGTCGGTAGATTCATCTTTACCTAATTTATTTTGAGCTTCTAGGATTCTTCTTTCAAAATCTATAGCCATCTTTCTAGATTGATATAACCTATCCTTAACTGCATAATCTATTGATTGTAGAATAACATCAGTAGATACATTCATAGGTAATACCCATCTTTCTAGTAGACCAATATCTTCAGATACTTCCTCTAGTAGTTTATCAAGAGAATATACAGTACCTGCGTGTTTACCAAATGGTACTATTAGTTCATCACCCATAATAGGCTGAACTAATCTCTTTAGAATACTCTTAGATTCTTCCTTCCATAAGTCCTTAATATAGTTACTAGAACTTTCCATACTCTTAACTAAAGCATCCAATGGTTCAGATACTTCTGATTCTAGATTGAACCTAAATAGAATTCTTCTAGCATAAGATAGTGTATCATCATAAGATGCAGCATAGTCCCTAATAGTTCTAAGTAGCTTGGCTTCTTCTTCTAATGTAGCACCACTAAGATTCTTCATTCTCTCTACAAGGCTATGAAGGTCCTTATGTGCATAACCTACATATTCCATAAAACCTTCTAATAGTGTAGCATCTGATGCAGCAGCTTCTTTAAGCCTTGCTATCTTATTTCTCTGCTTACCTGCGAAGGTCATATCTGACTTGTAAATAAGCAAACGTTTCTGCTCTGTTTCAATTGCTTTTTCTACAGCTTCTCTTAAGGTAGATTCTAGTGATATAGTATTATCTAATTGAGCTAAAGCTTTTGTTGCAGAAATATTCACTAAACTCATCTCTGTTTTAAGACCACCATTTAGTATTTCTTTAGCTAATTTATTGAAGTTAGATTCTATTTCTGTTCTACCTCTCATTAAGCTAAAATGGTCAAACTTAGAGAAGAACTTTTTAAAGTAATCTACTAGTCTTTGAAGTAAACCTTTTTGAATCTGAGTTGTATTCTCAAAGTTATTCTCTAAAGCCTTAGATAACATCTTACCAGCAACTTCCTTTTGTACTGTTTCGAAGTCACCGTATTTCTCTAAATATTGGTCGTATTGTTCTCCTAGAATTTCTCTAGCTTTCTCTTCAGTTATAGAAGCATAAAGCCTAGACTTAAGAGGAACATCTAACATTTCCAAAGCCAAGTGAGCAAACTCTTCTGATAAAGCACCTTCACCTTTCTCTCCTTTAGCTAGTCTGATAATCTCCACCAAACCATCTAAAGTTCTTCTTGCTCTTGAGAAATCAGTAAGACCATTTAAACCTGCTCTTTCTTCAGCTTCTGTTAATACACCAACAGATACCCCCCATTCCTTGAGCTTCTTTTCTAAGAATTCGTGGTATCTTCTTTCTTTTAATACCGTCTCAGAGTTAATACCCTTATGTACACCTAACCTATCACCTAATGGTACCACGGCGTAACCTTCAGAGAAAGGATTAGTCTTATTCTTTTCTTCTGCCTTAACTAAACCATCGTAATAAGAAGAGATAGATTCACCAGCACCAGCTTGTCTTTCTATATTAGCTATACCTACATAAGTATCAAATCCTGTTTTAGTGATTAAATCCTTTATGAGATATTCACCATTTTCATCTTTAGCTAAACCAGAGTAGTACTCATTGAATACATCTGTCTTGGTTGCCCAATATACATCCTCAGTAAGTTTTCTATCCCTAGTAAGGGAAGTAAGCTCCTTATAGAGCTTACTTTCCACTAGGTCATTATTTTTATTTCTTACTGAAGGAATCCAATAACATTTTGCCATTATATTCCTTATTATTAATTCACTTATTTACTATCAACTGTTATACAAGGCGGATTATTTTCAGCATCTCGATTATCTTTTTCTTGAGCTTCTTTAACTGAAGCTTGTGTTATTTCACCTTCAGTTAAATCAATACCTAAAGCTCCACTAGCTTGGACTGCATTTAAACCATATTCTTTAGTCTCATATTCAGTACCGCCTGTTTTACTTTCAGTAGCTTCAGCAATAGCTGCAATATTTTCGAGAGTTTGATTTCTGAATTCACCCTTGTTAAGTAATTCACTTGGATAATCTTCAATTCTACTATATCTAACAAATGGGCTATTGAAATGGTATCTTGGAAGTTTGGTATAAACAAAACTATTACCTAGAGAAGAAGTCATTATGTATGTTTCACTATCGATTAGTAAAGCACCATCAGGTGTTGTACCATCGGTAACCAAAGTGAATTCATCTCCAAGTTCTTTTGTAGTGTCATTACCAACATTCATTATATACCACTTGGTATTCTCTAAAGCTTTTATGAGAGAGGTTTTTGTGAATCTGTGGTTTCTAGGATTTTCATAAAGAATACCAGTATTTGCTATAAATTGTCTAACAAATCTTTCATCTCCATTATTACCAATAGAATCTACAATCTCACGCATATTCCCGACTATCTTATAATAGTCAGTGAAAGCCCTCTTTAATCTAGCTGGAGCTAGATGGTTAATACCTTTAGCCTTATAACCTATATTACCTCTATAAATACCATAACGATATAAATCCATAGCAAATTTAGAAATATCCATCTTGCTTGGGTCCTTTTCACCAATGTCTAATAGATACTCCCATTCTCTTGTAAACTGGTCTCTACGCTGAGCTTCTAGCTCATTAGCATTAACAAAGTCTAAAGTAGCTATCTGCCCATTCTGGAATCTTCTCATAGTCTTGAAAAGTAAGAATGAATTTAGCTCTTTATACTTCTCTTGCAGCTGAACAAATTGAAGAGGAATATCATTAAGCATTATATCATTAAGAGTATCATTCATAATGCTAGTACCCTGTAAATGATAAAGCATAAAATGCTCATAAGCTAAGTTAATATTTTTAACATTAACTGCCATACCTAAACTTCTCAGTCTATCAATAATAGGTAAGAAGTTAGGATTTAGAACATTAAAATGCTGGCTCATATAATCAAACGAAGCTTCCATACCAAAGTGGAAGAAAGCCTTGTAGAAATGGGAACCACCATTAATTAGAGCATCTCTTACTTCAGCTCTAGAATACTCTCTAGTATTTGTATTTAAGAAAGCAGGACTAACAGCGATAGGGCTAAACTCACTTGTAAGGTATGCTACGTCATCCGTAACCTGTAAATACTTAATTAAAGTATCTGCAGCTGTAGGACCAACAGCACCTCTAAAAGTATCAAGCTTAGTAACACCGATAATACGCTTGAAAGCATCACCCAAATCAAGGAGTTGAGTTTCAAGTTTAATCATAGCGTTAATACTATCTCTGAGTTTTATAAATTCATCACTATTTGTTTTATTAAAAGTCTGTAATAGAATCTGTGCAGCTTCAGCATAATTTCTTCTGCCTTCCATTGCCTTATCTATAGTAGCCTTAACATCTGGCAACATAGCCTTTAGATGATTCAATCTTTCTTGAGTAATAGGTACCTTCAGAGGTTCTACATCACCTACACCAACAATCTCATTTAACACCTTCATATAGTGATTAAGAGATTTACCTCTATTAAGAGTTCTCTTGGTGCTAAACATACCAAGGTTAGACATAATAGCCAAATCCTTAGTAGGAATACCTAAAGCTACACCTGCAATAATAGAACCTAAGTTACCAACATCTGCCTTCATATAAGCAAGTGTAGGAGACTTAACGTTATCCACAGCTGCAATAACAAACTGTCCTACCGTTCTTTGAATAAGCTTTCCTGTAGGGCTATAGATTTCACCATAACCTTTATAGGTATTACCATCATATACAATAGGTTCCTTTAATTGAAGCTCATGCTTTATCTGTTGGGCTACAGCCATAAAGGTATTAGCATTAGCTGAGATACCTACAAGGTCTAGACCTACGACATTCTGAGTTTCAAAGTAATGCATTGTAGAACTTAGGAATGGAGTGTTAGATGACTCATAAGTCTTGATAATTCTCTCAACTCTATCAGGATTAAGGTTATTGAGAATAATAGCCTTATTCGCAATATCATCACTAGTAAGTTCTATTTCCTTAGACATCTCTGCAAGTACACCTGATTTCTCAACCATACTATATAGTTCAGCATAAGGGAAAGAACTTAAGAATGATTCCTTAGCTTCTGCATTAAGAGAATCAAAGCCTGAAGGGTCAAAGATTTCTGCAGTAGAATGTTCGCTCTTTAAGATAGCCATATAAGAATCAAAGAGGAAGTTATTTCTCATAGCGTAATTCTCTTCAGGTGTTGAGCCTTCAAGGAATCTACCACCATCAGTATAAGCCTTCTTCCTTAATTTTCTACGAACAACAGGATTACCATTCTTATCTACCTTATCTGTTTCTGTCTTTTCTACATCTAAATGAGGTCTCATAATATAGAGCTTATCAATGTCAAAGTCAGAACCTGTGATAGTGGTAACATCTGCAGGAAGTACAATCGAAGTACCATTGAAGTTAGGTAAGAAACCTACAATACGAATAGGAAGCATTGAGTGCTTACTTTCTGTAGGAATTCTATAACCAATCATCTCTAGTAATTCAGGAGCTTCCTTCTCTATCTTCTTAATGTCTACATTGCCATTCTTGTCGCTATAGAACTCAAGAAGTTTCTTTGAGTAAATAGGAACATAAGCAGGAATGTAATCAATACTCTTACCATCAGGCTTCATCTTTACTTGAAGCTTATCAGATAGAGTAAAGTTAGACATCTGAATAAGTGAACCACCCTGAGTTTTCATCTTATTGATTCTATTCTTCGCAATACCTGAGAAGATAGCTTCAATAATCTTAGAGTTCTGAGGGTCCTCTAAAGCCATCTCAAACTTAAGTCTGGGATTCTCTATTGTACCATCATTAATAAGTTTAAAGAACTTGGCAACTTCTGTACCATATCTTGGGTTAGAGCTAATTTCACTTTGGATGATAGCTTCTAACTTAAGAGGGTCTTCAAAGATTTCCTTTACTTCTTCATATTTATCATAAACATTTTCAATAATCTTACCATTAATGGTTCTCATAAAGGTCTCCCCATTCATCTTTAATGTAGTTTCCATTCCCTCAGTATTGAGAGTTTTAACTTCATAAGTATTACTGGGGTCAATATTAGAAGTGATTAGCTTTCTAAACTGAGTACCAATCAATGTTTTTGCATCATAATAATGTTCTGGAGTATTAACCTGAAAACCATAACTAGAATAAGGGATTTCGTGTACAACAGAAGGATTTAATGCATCAGAGCCTGGGATTCTAGTAGCAGATTCCAGCTTGGTTGTAATCTCTTCTTCAGTTGTATTGTTAATCACCTTATGAAGCCTTTGGAATTCTTCCTTGGTAATCTTTCCTTCTTCTAATAGATTAGCAATAGTTTCTCTAGCATCAGAAGGTTTAGCATCTTTAGCAAATGTATATTCTTTAGGTGCTTCATTACCTTCGTTATCTAATTCGTTAATAGTGATAGTCTGACCTGCTATATCCTTCTCTAAGAGATTGACAACACCTTGAGAGCCAACCTTAACTGCAGAAGCAAATTCAAATACGTGAATACCTACATCACTTCTTCTAGCAAATTTAGTTAAAGCTCTAAGTGTTGGAGAAGTGGTAGCAAAAGAGTTAATAGCTAACATAAGAACTTCTGAATTCTTATGCTGATGATTGATTCTCTTGTAAATCTTTTCACCAGTCTTAGTATTAATCATCCCTGTGTCTACCATAGAAGAGCCATAGACAAGAGGTTTAATAGCATTAAAGAAGAAGTTCTGAGCTTCTGCATAGGAGATATGAACATCAGAGTCAGATTTAAAAGCTTTATCGAGCTTCTTCTTAAACTCTTCCATTTCATTAGTCCATTGCCCAGTCTTCTCCATAATGTACTTATAACCATCTATGGTTCTATAAGCCTGACCATCGGTAGCATTAATATTCTTAAATGAATTAATGATAATATCGCCTTCTTCCTGAGTAAGTTCCTTGCTCTTAACTCTCTCTTTTACTATAGCAGAAATCTCTGGTAAAATAGTAGAAGCTAAAACTTCGTCACTTATATATAAGGTCTTCTGAACATCATTACCACTATTTAATCTAGTAGTACTTGACATCGTCTGCTTATATCTCTTTTGGAAGTCAATAATATCTTTGAAATTAGCTAAGTCTCCTGCAGTAAACTGAGAGAATTGGGTTCTAAAATACAAGTCATTTAAGATGAAGAATACTAAATCTGAATCTGAATCATCAATTTTTTCATAACTCTTAATCTTATCCATCTCTGATGCTACAATATCACCAAGAGCTTTATTAACAAACTTACTTAATATCTCTTTTTCATCGAAAGCTTCTGTTCCATTAACACCAGCTTCTAAAGATTCAAGTAAAGTTTTATCTTCAATCTTCAGTGTATTAAGGGCAGGCAAGTATAGGAACTTTTCACCACTCTTCAGAATACCTGTAACAGGAGCTATATAAGTTTTCTTAGATTCTTCTTTCCATCTCTTTGTTTCCTTTATTCTTTCTAGCTCTTGTTTAGCTAAATTGGCGAAAAGGTCTTTTAACTTTTCAATATCTAAAATCTTTTCAAATCTATAATAGCCTGCACGCTTGATTTCACCAGCAAGAGGAATACGATACCAAGCTGATGTCTTATCCTTCTTGAATTCATCAAGCTGCATTATATACTTATCTTCTTCAGTCCAATCTTTGAACTCTTTATCTCTAAAGATTAGTATTTCCTTATAATCTATAAGTTCTCTAGATTCTAGTCCGCCATCTTCGGGTTTACGTGCTAATTGCTGAATTACATAATTATACTTGAAGAAACCATCCTTTAAGAATTCTTCTTGAATCATGGCATCATAATCCTCTACTTCTACACCACTAAGCTTATCCATAAGGATTTGCAAATAAGTAGGAGTAGTATAAGAATTATACATCTTACCATTGTTTCTGAAGGTACCTCTCAAGAAAGTATCATCATTACTAGATTGGATTAACTTACCAATCTTATAATAATTAAGCTTGAACTGATTAAATAGATTTACTTCTACAACATTTGATTTATCCTTCTGCAGTTTAAGGTAATTATCTACCTCATTTGTATAAGCAAATACTTTATCAAAAATATCAGTAAGAAGCTTAGCTATAGGTTTACGATAACTTTTCTTCTGATTCTCTGCTAACGCTGGGTTAGTTTCATAATCGAAAATATTACCACCTTCTGGAGCAATACCAATAGCCTTAAGCATTGTACGAATATCATTTTGGGTATCCTTATTATTAAGGAATTTATTTTCCCACTCAGCATAATCCGTATTGTTATACTTTATTCTATTGTAAAGCTTTTCCACAAAAGCCTTATAAGCTTCATACTTATCCCTATGAATATTACCAGCGGTATCATAAATAGAGTGTTCCCTATCTAAAACGATACCTTGCATATAAGTAGAACTCCACTCAGAATAATTGATATAAGAAAGTCTATCATCATTAATACCGAATGTTTTCAGTTCTACTGTATCAGGTAGGAATGGGTTATCTTCTTTTACTAGAACATCCTTCTTGATTTCATAGTAAGTTCTACTTCTAAAGAATGAAGCAAAGAATTCATTGTGAAGACTATCATACTCATCAATAACACCTTCAGGCTTATAGTTAGCAGGCTTATCTAGCTTGTTAGTAAGAGCCTTTACCCAAGGGTACTTCATAGAAAGCTTTTCTAATCTTGCTCTCATAGCTTCATAGGAGCGAGTTCCTTGTAAAGCATTTTGAATGATAGAGTAAGTGTAGGTATCAGTTAGGTATTGTGTTTCACCTAAATCATCTAATACCAACTCATCACCATTCATAACAGGTAATTGATTGAGCATCTTTCTGATTCTCTTCATCACAGAGTCAATAGCATAACCCTCATTTGCAGAGAAATCAAAACTTCTTTCTTCAATATCATCCGTAACATCTTCAGCCGATTCAAACTTAGAAGAAAGACGAATATTCTCTCTTTTAAGCAGGGGCATCTTAATCCCCATCTTAAGTTCGTTGAAGTGTTTTAGGATTTTACCAAATTCTTCTTTGCGATATTTACCAGTGTTAAGTAAGTCTGTTTTTAAAGCTTCATCTACAACCAAATCATCTAGGATTAAACCATAATGTTCTGCCTGTAGAGACATATTATGTTCTGCTAAAGTTTCAGAGAATAACTGTAATTCCTCTATTATACCCATAGTACCACCAGACTTTCTTGGAGCATTGTTATAACCTAAATTATACAATTTAGATATAGCATATGCTTCTGGTGAGTAAAAACCTTCACCTATAGAATGTAATCGAATATCTTCTTTTACTTCTTCTAGGTAATGGTCCATACCTTTACTTTGTACTACCTGAATAAAGGTTTTACCTTCATTTTCTGCATCAATCTTACCTAATGTAATAACTCTAGAAGCAATATAATTTTCTCTTGATTCTCTCTGAAGAGGAGTGAAAGTCCGTTCTATAGCAGAACGTTCTTCTAAATCAATGTTAGCTTCTAAAGCTCTTTTTTCTTCTGCAGACCTTTCCTTGAATTCCTTTAATGCTGTATTTCTAATAGCATCAGATACAACATCACTATAAGCTTTTCTGAGTACTTCTGGCATATATATAGCAGCACCAAAAGTAATCTCCATATTTAACTCGGAGTTAGCTTTATTCAAGAAAATATCTTTAGCTCTCTTATTTACAACAAGAGCTGTAGAAGTAGCTTTAAACATAGACTGTCTTACTAATTCAGGCTTTTCTTCAAACCATTTTAGTAAAGACTTATTACCTATATTTTCTTTGAACACCTCTTCTAAAGCTTCTGCAGTAACTTCTTCAACAGTCTTATTCTTTATAGAATCAAAGAATGCTTTAGCACCTTTAACCCTCTTAACTACAAGATTGTGAACAAAATCTAATAGGAAAGCGTGTTCAATGTTGTTAGTTGTTAGGTATTCATCACCTATTTTAATGGTTATCTTAGCATCCTTAAATGGATTGAAAGGACTTCTAAAATCACCAACATCTTCAGCTTCACCTTCTCTATTGCTATAGAAGGACAAACTGTTTAACCCATATTTATTATTATCTATGAATTCATTTAATCGATTGGCTGTAGGTAATTCACCATTAACTTCTGGATGTCTCTCTAGATACAAAGATATTGCACCTTGAATAAAACCATCCTTATATCCTAGGTCTTGATACTTAGCCAATTCATCTTTTGATATTTTTACGCAATATGACATAACGTTCTTATTTTAAATGATTTATTACAAAGATAGTAATAACTTTTTTACTGATGCGAAACTTATAAAAAAAGTGGGGAAGGCTACATTTTCAGCAACCTTCCCCACACAACTAAACAACAATACAAAGAAGAGATTTAGATATAGTAAATACTATTACCATATACATAAATCTCACGACCTGTATTTACCAACTCCTTTAGACTATTTAAGTCAAGGGTTGTATTCTTCACTTTCGTTTTATTTGATAATATATCTACATTCTTGTTTTCAAATACTTGAAATGGTAGACATACATCAATCAAATCCTCTTTAAAGAGGGAGTATAGAGGAACGTGTACTATATAATTATAGTCACTAACAAACATAGTTCCTCTATTTCTTTCTAAGACTTCCCTGGCTATATCTTCACTTGTCATAGGAATAGAAAGGGTAACATAAATTAATCTAGTTATCCCACTATTATAACTAGCTCTATATTTAATGCCAGAGTTTTCTAGGAAACCACTACCTACTAATAGGTCAAGTAGCTCATAGAATTCATCCTTTGTTTCGTAATTTAAATCAATCATTTTCTAAAAGCTTTATTAATCTATCCAGATACCAACTAGCTTTCTTTAGGTCAGCTAATTCTGAACCCTTTTGTTGGTGTCTGTAAAGATACTTAAAAGCGTTTAATCTGCAAAATTCCTTAACAGAATTTTTACCGTAAAGTTCAGTCATTATATCAATACATTCTATTGATGTTTGCTTATAATGATTTGGGTTTATAACATCCTTATTCTCTTCCATTTTCCTTTACAATTAAATCATCTAATATAGCTTCTATCTTACCACAAATTTCAATAGCATTTGGATGAGCTTTACCTGTTGAATTTCTCACTCTCTTATCGAAGATAAACTTCCATTCTTTGTAAGTGTAAGTATATACTACTTCACTCATAGCATCAAGGGGAATAACACCTCTTGCATCTTCAGGTGGAAGACCTCTATCTCTAAGAACACTATAATAAATAGCAGCATTTTCTAAAGCTCCTAAGTATGCAGATTCCTTTGGAGAATTATCACCCTTAAACCAATGAGGTTTCATAATAGGCATTTCACCATACTTTGCTCTACAGTAGTCTACATATCTAGTAGAACGTTCTGCGATATTATTTGGTGACACTCTATTCAATTCCTTGGCAATAGCAATAGAGGTGAATATTCTGAATGAAAATCTTCTGAACTTATAAGGTACTTTATCTTCAGTAATTTCAATCTTCTTTAGTTCAGTTTCAGGTAAAATATCACTCAAAACTTCTTTATAAAATTGCATATTAGTAGACATATAGAAACAATCATTAGTTTCATTTATCTCTACATAAGGGCAATATTTGAATAGTTTTAGGAATTCAAACCACCTTTCAATCTTAGGCATCTTATAGTAAAGAGAACCGTGTCTAAGCATTGATGCGTGATTTCTCTTTTCAAGTGTATCAAATAGTTTTTGATTATCTGTTCCTGTAGAATCATAGCAAGTTCTTGCACAGATAGCTACGTGTTCTACAATATCATTTTGTTTTAAATATTCACAACGTGGTTCTTCAAATCTATATGTCATTGTAATATTGTTTTAGTGATTGAGTTCCTATAGGCACATTATCTACTCTCTTTACTACTACTATAAAACCCTTAAATAAGAGCTTATTCAATTCATCATATAAATAATTCCTATGTCTAGTAGTTGTATTAGAGTATCTTGTATCATTTACAACAAAACAAATTTCGTTATACTTATTAAGAAAACTCTCTGCTATGCAAGTATGGTATGAGAATAACCTATCTCCTGTACTTGTCATATTAGCATTAGCTGAAGCCTTTCTTAATACAAATGCTTCTGTTACTTCTCTATTCGTTCTCATAATATAATAATGTTGGGTTTTTTGTTTTCAGTTCTACATCAGAATCCCATTCTATTTCTGTGTAGTTAAAAGGTTTACACAGGATATGAAAACCATTGACTGTATTTAACACTGTTATCGACTTAGAAAGAGAAGATACAGCATCTAATGTGGTTTTTAGTTTATCTGGGTCCTTACTATCAACATCGAAAATCAGATATTTGCTAGTTAGACATTGAGAACACAAAGCAGGTGCTAAATTCTCAACAGGTTTATCAAAGTTTTCTGAGGTTACTTTTGAAACTAAGTCTAACAATAACTTATGATAAACTTGTTTCTTTGATATATAGGCAGGATATATATAAGCACGAGCATTATTACGCTTAACTATATCTATAATCCTCTCTTTATAAGCAAGCAGACTTTCAACAGAAGTAGGATAGAATTTCTTAATAGACCTATTATCATTACTGGTACTATTACCTACATTAACTCCATCCTTCTTCCGTTGAATAATCTCAACTTGCATATAGTAATCCTTGTTACTTTCTAAACCTTTAAACCACTCTGCAATTAAATCAAAGTTGTCTATAATCATAATTAGTGAATCCAATGGTCTCCTACAGCTGGTTCTGCAGGATACTCTAGTTTTGTATAAAATTTTGCTGCACTCTCTTTCATTAAATTAGCTAAGAACTCGGGGAAGAAATCCTTTAGTTCTTCAGGAAATTCAGTGTTAATTTCATCGTGGGTTATATTAACAATCTTCACCTTATTAAAGTAATTATTGTCAAGTATCCACTTATATAATCTTGTTGCTGCTTCCTTAATGATAATAGCACCACTACCTTGAGTAGGTGCATTAAGAGCTAATCTCTCTTGTTTAGATACTTCAGCAAAATGTTTCTTTACTTCTAAAACGAGAGGGTGTTCTGGGTTAGATTCTTTTATCTTTCTATATTCATCCCAGAAGTTTTTATCCTCTCTATATCTAGCTTCTCTTTCTTTCCATTCATCAAATCCTTGCCAGAACATTTTATGTCCTGTGGTATGGCACATAATTATATAACCATTTTTCCTAACAAATTTACCTCCTTTTTCTTTAAAGGTTTTAATACCACAGAAAGTTTTATAGAAGTTATTTTCAATTATTTGAGCTTCTTCTAAAGAGATAGATAAAGACTCAGAAATAGATTTAGCTCCACCCCCAAATTGCACGCTGAACTCGGGTGCTTTTGCCTTTTTTCTTAGGTCAGGTCTGAGCTTTTTAATATCCTTTATTTCTATACCTTCTAACTCTTCAGGAAAACAACTTTTTGCAGCCAAACTATGTATGTCTCCAGAGCCTTCTATATACTCTTTTAACATAGCTTTTTCATCATAAATATCTGCTCCTAATCTACTTTCTAGCACCGCACTCACGGTGGACTATCCCTTCACCATATTATTTATCTAAATAACTTAGGTGTGCCATTATAGTCTCTGCACCTTCTAAAACAAATTAAATTTATTAAAGCTTGGCTCAGGGTTAGAGTTACCATCTCCTTCCTTGAATTTCGGCAATTTTTCTCTAAGAGTTTCCTCTAAGAGGTACCCAATTTTTTGGTATTTAAATACTTATATTAAGTATGAGTGTTAGCAAAGCACTGTAGTCACAAGAGCAAAATAAGTTACCTTTTTCTGATACAAAACTTGAACGAGTTTCGTGGTCACTAGGTAGCTGTTGATGGTTTAAATTCTTACAAGAACCTTTCGGTAATTTCTTATATAAAGCTATATCACTATTATCACTTCCACCACAAGACATTCTACCTGAAGCAGTACCTAATTGGTGGTAATCAGTATGGAGTCTTCCTGTAATGGGGTTTATAGAATCTATAAACACTTGACCAAAAGAGTCTACTACTTTGTCAGCCCCTTTAAACTCTAGGTATAGCTTTAGAAAGACATCATTGATTCCTTTCTGTGTGGAGAGTACTTTTGATTCCACGCTATCTTTAAACCTCCTAGCTTTTCTATCATAAACAAGAGTTTCAAACCCTAACATCTTAACGAAAGGTATTACTTGCTTAGATGATTTCCAATTGATAGTACATTTAGGTGAGAAATCTACTTCCTCAAATAGGTCATAATACTTAGGAATCTCTGTATATGCTTCATATAATGGATTAGATTCTACAAATTCATTTAGTGCTTTAGTAGCAGCATTTAATCTGATTAAATCGTTATCCATTTTAGCTTTCCATCTATTCTCATCCAACTTAATACCACACCATTCTAAATAAGCCATTACAGGGACAGTATCACATTCAAATTGGCAGGCTGTTAGTAGACCTTTATCCTCTAAATCTTTCTTGATAGAAGCAGCTAATTTCTCTATATACAATACATCCTTAGCTGAATATATAATAATAGAATCATTTAGTCTTGCTGTAGTAATAGTATCTCTGACTTCTTTACTCATAGAGACATTTAACCTTCTCCATAAAGTATTCTTCAGAGAGTAATGACCTCCATCATATTTATGCCCTAGGAAAGCAAGCTGTTCCATAATCATAGTGTCATATACCTTTCTAGGTATAATCCCAACAGAATATAAGAACTTAAGGTCAAACTTTAGGTTGTGACCTATTAAGGTTTTTGTTTCTAAGATTTCTTTATAATAAAATACAGGTACAGACTCCACATCAACAACCATCTGAAAATCATATTTATCAGAACCAAACTGAATTAATCTTAGCTGGCAGATATGTGGGTCTAAACCTGTAGTTTCTGAGTCATATTGAAGAAGGTTAGCTTTAGATAGCATTTGTAAAGATTCCTCTATACTTATAATCTTATAGTTAGAAGTATCAAACAATTCTGCTTGTTGTGTTACTAAGTAAATCATAGTATTAAAACCATATCATTATAATCTATGATAGCATTATTGCTAACTAAAAATCTCGAACCTAATATACCGTGTATAGTTAAATCAGTAAAATAGCTTCTTATATTGGATAAATCAGCGAACTGTGTTTGAATAGTCACCTCTTTACCTTCTAAGACTATATCCAATTCATATATTTCGGAGAGACTAGTAGCCCCTCCAAATCCTTTACATTCACAATCAAACTTTGCATCAGCATCGTCTAAGAACTGCGAATCTAAAACATTTAGAGAGGCTCCAGAATCTACTAACAAATTAAGTTCTCCTATATCAGATTTAACTGTAATTATTGGTACACCAGTATAAAATAGTTTATCAAAACTAATTCTTACCTGTTGTTCCAAAACCACCTCTACTTTCTGAAGATAGGTTATCGGTATATTCAAATTCAATCTTACTATCAAACAGCCACTTTATTCTCTGCCAGATAGTAGCTTTCTGAGAAAGCTGAATTCTGAATTGACAAACTCTACTACCCTTCTTAATGGTAGTCTTCCTATAAGCTAAAGCAGGGAATCCCCAGAAGTCCTCATTGCCACAATAAGAATTATCGATAATCCCAAATGAATTAGCACAAGTAATACCGAAATTCTTGTATATAGAGCTTCGGGGTGCTACAATAGCTTCATAACCTTCAGGCAGCTTCATAGCTACATTAAGTGGTAGTATAGCTACCTTGGGGTAAGATTCACTCTTCTCCTTTTCAATAGTTACATCTTCCGTAACATACAAATCAATCCAATCTCCCTTATCTATAACTTGGATAGGAAATTCCTTATCCCTGAGTTTTACTTGTATCTTCATTTCTTGTAATATATTGAGTATGAATATTGATTAAATCGAGCTGATTTAATACAGTTTCTAATACACTATTGTGATAATAACAGTACAATTCTTGGCCTTCTGTATTATAGCTATACCCTGCACAGTCTAATGTATGAAATATAGCGTGCATTATCTCGTGTACAGTAGAGCCTAGAAGGATAGAAAGGTTAGTATTATGTTCCCTACTTATGAATATGTAACTACTATTACCAGCATAGGTGGTTAAACCAAGAGAATTTTCAAATCCTTTTGTCTTGATATTAGCCTCCTCTACTTCATCTATTTTCCCGTGTATTTCTCTTAGGAAGTCTTCAAAGTCACCATAGCAAAAATATATAGAGCCATTGAATGGCTGCATTTTATAAATTGATTTTTTCAGCATATAATATATAAGAGGTGTAATAAAACACCTGATTATTTAATTTCGCAAGAACCTCCAGAACAAGACATTGCACCTAATTCATTTGCATTTGTGAATTGTTCCTTTTCAAATTCCACTTCATCCCAGTTAATGGGAGTATAAGTGCGTTGAAGTTCCTTAAAGTAATGAATGTTATTAACTCGCTTGAGAACGTTTATAGCCTTATAAACATCCCCACCAAAATAATTATTAGCAAACTTGTTTATTCTTCGGATTATATCACGCTTCTGTGACAAACCCTTAACTCTATCAAAGAGCTTTAGTTCTAAGTTTGCTGTAATCTTTTGTATTTCCTCCTGAGTATAACCAACTCCTTCCTTCTTCATACTCTCAGCTACCATATCAGAGGTAATAAATACTTTTTCACCTCTACCTTGGACTACTTCACAAGCTGTCCATAGGTCATTGTATACCTTGAGAATATCTGTAATGAGACCTGATGCAAATAAAGCACCTTCCCCATATTCTAATAATTCTTCCATTGTATTTACCTTACACATAGGTGCTTGTGGTAAATCAATATCACCATAAGAAGATAAGAATGAGATACCTGAGACATAAGATTTATTTTCCCATACCCACTTCTTAACTTCATCCCATTCATTGTCATATACATCTACTGTATTTGATACGTTATTATGAACAGGTTGGTTGTAATCTCTAGCTCCTTCCTTAACCCAACATTGTTGAACAAGTTTAACAGCCTCTAATAGATTAACTCCGTGTAGTTTTTCTCTTAATACAGTATCATCATCTTCTTCTATAGGGAAGAAAATCTTCTTATCTGTATTTGGTTTAAATATATTGGTTTGTACAGCTTGTGGATTAGCTTCTTCATAAGCCTTTAGATTAGGTTCCTCTATATTAGCTTCTACACTTCTAAGGTATTTTCTAGCATAAGCACCGTGAATACCAGAAGTCATACCTAACAATAAACTTACGGTACCATCTGGTTTAACACAAGTGGTTCTGCTGGCAGGATTAATACCTAGAACTCTTGCTATCTTTTCATTCTGATTCTTAACGATATTAGCTCCAGCTCTCAGTGAATTTCTATCTAATAAAACTTGTGGGTTATTCATAATACCACCAATAGAAACACCAATAAGAGGGTCATCCTTAATAATGTTTTCTGTAGCTTCGCCTAAGAATGGGAATGAATTGTAAATAGCTTGTACTGTAGCTAGTGTAGAAGCTGCCTCACAATACTTATAAAAATCAGTAACGTTCGTACATTCCATACCATTGATGGAGACGAGGTTACATACTTGCCATCCTGTTACACCATTCTTATCTACAGGGTAGAATCCAATCTCACAACAAGGGTTACATCCTATTCCATCAATCTCCCTGAAATAAAGTCCTGGGTCACCTGACCTCCGCATCGCTTCAAAAAGACCTGAGAAGGTATCATAAGAAACCTTATCTCTAGTAAGAGCTGCAGACATATTAAATCTAGCTCTCTGTGGGTTCTCAGTAAACCAATCACCAGTCTTACAATTTACCATTTCTTCATCCTCGGGGGTAAAGAGAATGATACAAGCGGAACGTCTTACACCACCTGATAATACAGACTCAGCAATAAACGAAATTATGTCTGTACATTGTAGTGCTGTAAGTCTAGTTTGACTATTATTAATAGCCTTTGTTAGTAGCTTATCAATAAGCTGCAAACTCTTCTTTAACCCTTCAGGTCCTGGTGCAATAAATCTATTTGCAATCAATGCACCTGATGGTCTAATAGCACTAAAATCAAATTCAGGTATAGGATAATCCTCATAGAAATAATGGTAGATTAAAGCTTCAAAAGCTTCAGCCCAACCTTCAATAGAATCATCTACAAGGAATGGTTCTCTAAGAGCGTTTATCTTATCCTTTGTTAATAAATTGGGTAGCTTATCTATATGCATTTGCTCTACAGATAAACCAACACCACAACCACATAAAAGCATCCAAGCTGTTTCCTTGAAAGCTCTTAGTCTATCTAAATGAGTATAGCTACAGTTATACGATTTAGCATTAGTCTTAAGGACTGGTTCTCCACCGAACTGGAGGTTTCTCTGTGAACCTACAAGTTTCTTATCCTTATAGAACTGAATAGCTTCATTGAATTTCTCCATAAACCATTCATTCTCTAATGCTCTTGGTGCTACCTTCTCAATCTGAGTAAGGTGCATCTGTCTAATTCTTTCTACACTCTCTTCCCAAGTTTCCTTTCTCTTTAAATCTGGCATATAAAGAGAGTACTTACTTTGGAAGACATAATCTGATAAAGCTTGTTTACTAGGAGTCATCTTTAATAAGTTAGTTAATAATTATTTCCTTGAAATGTTATCAAGGTATCTCATAATTTCGTGCATATAACCTGCTATTAAAATCAGGCATACTGAAACAATAATTTTAAACATCATTTTGTTTGATTTTTAGAAGATATATCTCTTAACGCATCAGTCTTAGCTAGAATCTCATAAGCTTTAGCTCTAATTTCTCTGAGTGCTTTCTTCCTTCTCTTAATGATATGGAGTTCAGATTCATCGGCTATATTTAGAATTTCTGCAGCTAATGTTGCTATTTCCATACTAGTACTCCAAACCTCATTAGAGGGTTTAGATTTAATATCTTCCTTTTTCATACTAATTCTTTTTGAAGAATTCTTCGATAATGTTTATAGGTTTAACCCAGTTAGGTTGATGTTTGTTTAGGGTAAGATAATCATTCAATTCTAAAACAATTTCTCTCCAACCTCTAAAGGTCTCATCACCCAAGGTATAACCATCTGTTCTCTTAGTCTGGTTAAACTCCCAAACTAGAGGGTTTAATGTCTCCTTATTTACTACTATGAACTTATAGTCTAGTAGTTCATAATCCTTATATTCCTCATCTCTATCTAATACAGCTCTAATCAAAGCCCAATAAAGCTGAGCCTGTATAGCATAACGATATGTAATAAAAGATTGTGGGAAATTATACTCAGGTTTAGAGGTAGTCTTTAAGTCTATTGGTGTAATAGTCTTATTCTTATGGTCTACGTGTAAGCAGTCTACCATACATCTAAGATTAACACCCTTATAACCACCCTTAAACTTCAGCTGATAGAAATTCTCATAATCTCCGAATACATCAGGTAAGAAATACTTTGCAGTATTAGGGTTAGCAAGTAATGCTTTCTTACATTCTAGAGCCTTCTTATATAGGTCTGGAGATATTACCTTCTTATTCTTGTATACAGCAATAATCCTGTAATAACTAGCTCCTGCTAGAATCTCTTTCTTTCTCTTGTTAGCCCATTTATCATCTATATAGTAGTTACATTTCTTGCAACAACTGTGGATGATAGATTCCTCTACCTTACTTAAATCTTCTTCTCCAGTTACTCTGAATATCTCTTCTAATACATTCTGTACTTGGTCTGTCACGGGAGGTATGTTGATAACAACATAAGCTTCTTTGAAAGCTTCCTCCGTCTCAGTAAGTAGCGTATCAACAAGTGACCCGAAAGTAAGAGAAGGAGAAGAGATTTTATCAAATAGAGTTGCTAAGGCATTAAATCCCTCTCTATCAAACCTTGATATATTTGAGTAGGATAAAGCTTTATCTTCCCTATAGACTTTTTCAGGTACATCCCAAGCTAATTCACTTAGTTTTTTCATTTAAAATACCTATTAAGTTATCACAATCTCTAACACTCTTAACCTCAAAAAATAAAATCTTATCTCTATTTTCTTCTTGCTCCAATCTATATCTAAATAGTTTTCTCTTGAGCGGATAAGAATCATTGGGGAAACCTTTGCACTCTACAATAACAAAGAATCCCTTATATTCAAATGTTAAGTCTGGGGTATAGGTAATCTTTCGTACCTTATCCACAGACTTAACAAAAGGTGAGTAAAAAAAGACAGTAGGGCTGAATGCTGGTATAATATCATAAGTATGCTTCTCATAATCTATACCAACATTCAGTCTATCTGTCAAATATCTGTAAACTCGTTCCTCTAACTTTGAACGGAATTTGATGTTGTTGTAGGTTGAAGTCTCCGCGTTTTTAATCTTTTTGTTTTCTCCCATGCTGTAGGAACATTAATTAAAACTGCATAATCTTTCAACGTATCTACCTCCACAATATCAGGGTCTCCATAAGAATATTTATACTTAAGGAGGTTCTTCAGGAAATAGTTTACAAATGTACTATAATTTTTGCTATACCCTACAACAGCCTTACTTATTTTAATGTAATTAGGTCTAAAGGTTATAGCAAGATTACCATTTATAAATATATATCCTATTTCAGTTCTAGGAAATTCTACAGAAGTTATATTATAAATAGTGTCTTTATATTTAACCAATAGCATATTGTTCTCCAACATAGAAAACAACCTAGGTGTTTTGACATCTACTTCTATGTAATCATATTTGCAGTAGAAGTCTAACATAAGATTATGTTCTATGCTGTATGCTATTGGTTTCTTTAAATCAACTCTTAACACTTGTATAAGCCATTAAAGGTGAAGAAAATTCAGTGAAGAAAGGTATTTCCTGAGGGAATAAATCTTCTGAAAGATGTGTAAGATAGTTAGCAATAATAGAACAGATATAACCAGAAAGCATCTGACCCATAAAGAAGGTTTGCTTATAACTACAAACAACATTAGTAGCTTCTGAATCATCAAAGAGATATTCTTTCTTATACTTTCTAATCTTAGCCAGTTCATTGAATTTAAACGCTACAATCTGTATAGTATCTGCAGACATTCTAGCATCTATAAACAGATGATTAGTACCCTTATTCTTCTTTCTTGAAGCTTCAAATATAGACTTTCTAGCAGACATACTATCTAAAGCGGTAAGTGTAATATCTGCAGGAACAAACTCATCAGTATTAAATACCATACAGTTATTAGACCTGTCTATATTGAAGTCTTGGATATTCTCTCTTACAGCTTCAGACTTCATTAATCCACATTGGTCTGGTGAGAATAGCTGACCACCAAGATTAGAAATAGATACTCTATCAAAATCAAAGATTCTAATAAGAGATTCCTTGAACATCTTAGAGATACCTAAACTAGCGTGGCTACCAATACCACCTGCACCATAAATAGAAATAACTTTATTTGTAGCTAATTCAAACCAAGGTGAGCCTGAATATCTACTTCTGGACTCCCGTAGAGCTTCTTCCGTTAAGTTCGCCATCGATAATGAATTTAATTAATCTGAAAATTGAGGAATTGGTAGAAGGAACCTTGATAAAGCTTTCGGATATATCTCTAATACTAACGAGTACATCCTCCTTATCTATACCATACTGAAGACAAGTTTCTTCATCGTAATAGTAATCAACAAAGCCCATAAGCTTATCCTTTATAGTAGCTACACTAAGCTTATTGGAATACTTCATATAATCGGGAAGGTTATTAGCAGCTTCATCAAGGTCATCACTTTGAGCATCAATAACCTCAAGGAGAATTTGAGTGCTAAGTTCATCTAGAAGGATAAGAGAATCATCTTCAATATCAGCTATTTCTTTAGTACTCTCCGTATCCATATACTTGAAAATATCATCAGCTTCTTCCTCAAAAGGGAGTACTTCAGATACTTTATAAGTAGAAGGCTTAGGAACATAAGTACTCTTAGGAGTAGTTCTGTTTACTGTAGGAGTAGTCTTTGTTTGGAAAGTTATACCACTATGAGGATAGTGTTGTGTAAGTGGTAGTTCTCTAGCCCCAGACTTAGATGCATTCTTAATCTGCTCTTCTAAAGTGGACTTTATGTCATTGAAATCAGGGTTTACAATCTCACAATCATAAATCTCAAGCTCAATATTCTTAACCTCTTCAGACTTAGTTACAATTCTATTACCTGAAAGGTCACTATAAGATACCTGCCATTCTACATTAGCCTTCTTTTGAATTCTACGAGTAACCTTAGCTACATAAGAACCTTCGTTATTTACGATAAGAGATACATACACATCTCTAGTCTTACCTGTAGCGTTAAGTTCTGCAGAGTCTGTACCTGAGAAGAAAGCCTTCATATTATGGTGAGAATGGATAAGACCAAAATCACAAATTTCATCAAGGTTATTCTTAACAGCATAGCTAAAGTATTCTGCATTTCTGCTATCAAAAGTAGTAAAGCCTGAACTACCAATATCCATTACATACAAATCCTTTGCTGTAATAGAAAGAGATTCATCATCAAAGTTACCATTGTATTCTACAAACAGAATACCTGACCATTCATTTGAAGGGTATTTATTAGCAAGGTATCTTACCTTTGATTCTACAATTGGGTCTATAAAAAGCTTTGGTTTAAAGTCTGTTTTCATTTTGTTGTTTAATCTTTTTGTTTAGTATTGCTCTTTTATATAAGTTTAGGAGGTCTCCGTAGTCTATTGAACATTTAATCCAATTACCGTAATCCTCTTTCTTTTTCCCATCTTCAATAACTACAGCTTTCACTTCATCTTTGAAGATTATTGGACGTACGAAATCTCTTCTACGAGTTGATGATGAAGAAGAATTAACAGTTCTACATTCAGGTCCAAATTCACCATAGCCGTAAAGTCTATCCTCTTCTTCGTATTCTCTATTAAAAGCTTCAATAGTTTTACAATAGTTTAAGAATGTTATTACATCTGCCAGAGAATTTTCTGGAGCTTCATTAACTATTGTATATGCTAGAGAACCTTCTGGTGGAAGACGTAAACTACTGAATTCTGTATAAGTACGATTTAGATTTATAGAATCTGAAGTTTCAGTAGTTACCAATCTATTTAAAGAAAGATAAGGACCTCCTTCATAAGATTCTATACGAATCATCTGGTCAAAAGCAACCACTAATGATTCTAAATTATCTTCAATTATAGATTCTAATGTTTCACCTTCATCAAGTTTAATAGTATCATCGCCATTAAGTAGGTTTTGAATATTCTGTGCTATCACTCTGTAAGGTGAAGTACCTAGACAGAAGTTTCTGTAATAATGTTCATCATCTACCAGAGGTTGTACGTGAGAATGAATATATCCTTCTCTTAGTTCTCCTAAAGTATAGATATGTCTAGCACATACTACATTGATGAAATTATTATACAAAGTAAAACCAAAACAAACCCCTTTTATAGTGTGCGTTTTACCACCTCTACTTGTAGTAAGGGTGAGTTCATCGAAATATACTCCTAGGTGGGATACACTTGAACCCATAACATTAAAAATTCCTACGTTCTCTTCACCATACCTAGCTATAAGTTTATCTCGTAATATTGCTTTTATATCCATATTGTAGAAAAAAGGCACCACCCAAAGATTATCTCTAAGAGTGGTGCCTAATTTTAATTAATTATACTAAATACTAGATGTTTTCAGTATGCTGGAACTGCTGGAATTCCATATTCTCAGCGATAGCATTTACCTTTTCCTCGATGCGAGAAAGATAGTTAAGAACTTCTGCTTCAAATGCAGAGCAGTTGCCCGAAGGAAAGGCTTCTGCTGTAGCTGGAGCTGTAAGATACTCCTGAAGGAAGTTGTTAAGCTCTACAGTAGATACTGAAGAATAGGTCTTACCATAACGAGTACGGATAGCTTCACGGAGGCTATATTCGTTAATCTTAGCATAACACTCAGGACGAGTGAATGCACCTGAGTTTACCTTCTTTGACTTGAGGGTCATAAAAATCTTAAGGTTTTCAAGGTTAGGGATAGCATCACCAGCTTCATAGTAAGTACCTGAATTAGGTTCATAGAGAGTAAAGTTCTCGGTCTGATAACCAAGGTCCTGTACTGCTGACTGGAAGTCTGCGAAAGTGCGGAATTCACCAGATACTTCCATCATCTTGATAGCTGAGTCGTGCTTAAACTTAATAGTCATAATTGTTCTTTAATTAAAGTTGTTAAAGTATTTCTGTTATGTTTTAATACTAAATCAGAAGGGTCTTTTGCTTTATATTCTGTAGGTATGGTAAGCCTTTTCAACCAAGGATACCTGCTAATAAGAACATTAGCTGATAGCTCACCAATATTTACAGGTTTATCATAGTCATTGTCATATAGAACATATACGTTTTCAAACCTACTTTTTAACCCTACCATTATATTATAATTAGGTAGGGTAGTTTCAGAGTTAAAACATATAGCTGGTATATCACAATTTTCCATCAAAGTGAGAGCATCTTTTCTTGAAGATGTAATAATAAGATGTTCCCCTTTTTCAGGTAATATACTATATAAATCTATAATTTCGTGAGTAAAATTGCTTAACCATTTCATCTTGCCTTTAGGTTGGTAGATTTTCAAGACTTGTTTATTATCTATAAATTCTACGTAAACATAAGCAAGTTTATCTGCAGGATAAGTAGCAATAGAACCTTCTCTATTCAGTATTATATTTCTTATTGCGTGAACGTTTCCCTTCTTTAGAGTTAATTCAGATATACCATAAGAATCCCAATAAGCTAAATCATCACTATTGAAAGGTCTAGCTTCTACTTCTATAGTAGGCTTGACTAAAGTTTTGATTTCGGCTTTACTAGGTTTCTTTTCTAGTATATCCTTATACAACTCTGGGAGGGATTTTTTTGTGTATTTAGTTAGAAAAGTCCATACATTACCAGACTCCCCTGTAGAAAAATCCTTGTATATCAAATCTCCCCTTAAGTAAAAGAAAGAGAAAGACGGCTTAGAATCTTCCCGCAAAGGTGAATGAATAAGACAGGGAATACTGTCTATATCTAAATAGGATTTCAGTATAGATTCTTCATCATAAATACTTAGAATCTTCTCCCTTTCTTTAGGGTCTGCTAATGTATGAACTTCTCCGATAATCATTAGAATGGCAGGTCGTCTGCGTTAATAGTTGGTGCTGAAGCTGCAGGAGTGCTAGGAGTGCTACTGGTAGTACTTGAAGAGTTAGCGAACTTAGTAGGTTCAGGCTTATACTCAGAAACATCCTCAAACGAGAAGAGGAAGTTATCTAATGCACCAGAACTCTGACGACGAGCGATATGTTCTTCAAACTTATCATAGACATAGATAGTTCTCTCGATAGTTTCCTCAGGAGCATCAGGAGAAAGCTTAACCTTTTCCTTAATCTTTCTCTCTACAGGATTCATACTAACCTTAGCAGTGAATCGTTCATAGACAGTCTGGAAAATACGACCTTCGTTAAATCTAACACCAAGAAGTACCTTAACCTTCTTACCCTGAGCAATAGCGATAATCTTACGAATCTCATCTACCTTACCCTTGAGAATATCCTCAATCTTTTCAAAATAACAGAAGTACTTTGAGGGGTCAGCCTGAAGAGTCCACTCCTTACTTTTTTCATTATAAGTGTGAGAATTCTTAATACCAAGGAGGTTACGGATAAAGAGGATAAGCTCGGATTCACCTCTCTTTTCAAGACGATAATCGTTAGCAATACGAAGTGGGTTACCTTCCTTAGAAAGAGGAATAGCCTTAGCCTTATATTCCTCTGGAGTTACCCAAGCGGTATTACCGAAATTATCAATAACACCATACTTACCTTCACGGGTAGTAAGGTAGCTATCTTCAAGGAAGAAAGACATACGAGAGGTGAGATTAAGTTCTTCATTACGAACAATAAACTCAATACGACTGCGGTCCTTCTTCTTCTTTACACCACCTTCTTCTACTTCAACCTGTGAATAATAAACAGGTTCCTTCTCAGGTTCCTTACCGAAAATCTTACCAAGTTCAGCCTTGGTTGGGTTTACTGCAAGTACAGTAACAGGGGCTACACCCCAATAAAGCTTAAATGAGCCTTCTTTTACTTCATTAATTTCTCCTAAAACCATAATATATTATAAATTAAAATTCAACTTCTACTACTTCTGTAGCTACAGCATTTTCTGCTACAGCTTCTACAGTCTCAGTCATTTCAAGACTATCAAGGAATTCCTGGGGTGAAAGACCTCCTGTAGTTTTACGGATTGGTTCTTCAATAGCATCAATCTGAGTTAGATAACTATCACGTTCATCCATAAGTTCCTTAATCTTTTCATCCAGCTTACCTACCTTCTTACGCAGTGGGTTAAGGCTTGAGTTAATACCCTTAATAACTGCGATTTCCGTCTTAGTTAATTTTACTTCATTCATTGTCGTTTTCGTTTTGTAAATAGTTGTTTATAGATTCGTTGATAGCAGCTAAATCATTAGGAATAAACTCACTATCAAACATTCCTTCAGGTGATTTGGCAGGAATGATAACACCATCTAACATAGTAGATTGAGTATAGAAACCATACTCTGGCTTACCATTAATGTCAAACTTAGGTTCAGAGAACAATACAATAGTAGTATTCTCCAAAGGATTGATGGTAGTATTAATCATCTTACCTGGCACTGAAGCTTCATAAGTGACAGTTCTACCATCGGATTCAACTCTAGCAGGGTGTAGATTCAAATAGACGATAATATCATCTCTAAGATTCTGACACTTAAGTAGTAGTCTCTTAAAGTCAATAGTAAAATCTACAAACTTCTGAAAACCACCACTTCTAGAGAGGTCAATGTACTTATACTTAAGCAGGTACATTGCATCATCAATAACAATAGTTTTAACGTGGGGATAAGCCTCATTAATCCTAGTAAGTACTTGCATTACTACATCTATAGATAGTGTAATATTACCATCCTTATCCTCCACACCTGTCTTTTCATCAGCTTCAAGGAAATTCTTTTTCTCTAGGGAGTACTTAGCCCTAGAACTCTTGAAGGGTAGAGGCTTCTTACAGACATTAACTATGAATGTCTCTTCTGGGTTTAATGTACTGATTGCTCTACTTTTACCAGTACCAGTATTACCCATTAATATAACTACGGTTGCCATTAAAATAAATCTGTTATAGAACCTTCTTCTTCTTTCTTAATATAAATGAGGTTACGGCTTCTTTCCTCATATTCCTTAGCCTTGTTGGTATCTTCGGCTAATCTTACAGCTTCTGTTGGCTTGGCTAACTCTTTAAAATGAGCGCACGCACCATTGAACAGTAAACCTACTGTTAAATTCTCAGGACCATCTCTATTCTTAAGTAACTCAATGAATCGGGCTGCACTTTTAAGTACAGTTAAATCATAACCTGCATAGCTTTTTAGGTTATGACCGAATGGGTTATACACTGAAATGATGATATTAGCATCTCTACCTGTATATTTTGAGTCAGCAAGGTTAGCTCTTTCTGGCTTAGACCTTTCTTGTTTGAAAGCATCTAAAGACTCATTTGAAGCACTTTGCTGTTGTATAATTACAGGAGAAACGTGATACCTATTTCTAAGCTTTACCATATAGGATGAGAAAGTATCAATAGCTTCCTTTAGAGTACCTCTATATGGTAATAAACTAATATGGTCCACAAGAGCAATAATATACTCTTGGTCGTTATTTGGAACATAATAGTTAAACTCTTGTACAACCTCTTCTTCACCCAAATCATTGGTTACTTTGACATCTTTGTAATGAACTTCACCAACGGATTCGCAATAGTCTTTCACCTTCTCATAGAATTGAGTTGGTGTAACATCCATTACGAAAGTGATACAGCTCTCAAAGAAGTCGAGAATAGAGCGAAATTCGACAGTGTCAATCACATCCATAATCTCTTGTGGTGCTGGATTATCATTGTCAGAACTTCTAAGGTTCTTAGGAGAAATCAGGTACTTACCATTATATTCCTTAAACAGTAAGTAACTAATAAATCTTTGAGTAATTCTCTCTGGAGTTTCCTCCAAAGGCATACAGAATATAGTGTACTTTAAATTTGGGTATTTGTCCCTATTATAATACAAATACAGAATAGGTTCAAATACAAAGAAAAAGTAACTGAATTGTGATTTACCACCACCACTATATCCTGTTACAATATAATAAGTGTCTTGTTCAACCCCTGTAAGATAGTCTTTATACCTATAGAACGGGCTGGAAAGAGAATTGATTTTACCTTCTGAGATGGCTTTTCTTCTCTTCTTAAGCTGTGCTAAGGTTCTATCTATTAAGGATAAAGCCATTATCGATGAGTTACATCATCAATATGAGCCAGCTCTCTATCCTTATAAGCGTTATAAAGATTGATATGAGCTACAACATCATCGGTAAGACCTCTAAGCTTTTCAAAGGTTTCCTTGAGTCTTACTTCAATAGATGAATACATCTTACACTTAGCCTTTGATTCCGCAATGTACTTTCCCTTCTGTTCATCAAAATTGTCATCCTTGTGACACTTGGCTACACCTGTGAAAGTATATTCTTCATAGTAATCTAGGAAATCGGCTATACGAGATTCCCACCATCTATCATTATCCAACTTACGAGGTCGAACCTTAATAATACAAACTACTACACCAGCTTCCTTATTCACTATATACTTCTTGTCCGTGAAATGGAGCTTGAAAATTTTGTTGAAATTCTTGTTTAGCATAATTCTACGTTATTCCAGTTATCCTGGGTTGATTCGTTTTTGTTTTCTATAAAGTTGAGTAAATCTGAAGATTTTTCAATCCCTTCTTCACCCTTAACATCCTTAAATATGAAGTACTTCAATGTGCGCATATATGAATAATCACCATTGAATGAATCTACATATCTTTTGGTAGCATCAATAATCTCCTCTGGGTCATAATAACCAAACTTCCTAAAGAATAGTTTTAGTCGAGCTTCAATTAGAGCTACACCATCTGCCCAATAATAAGAAGTATTAGGTTTCTTTCCTTTAGGGTAAATCTCCTTCAGTTCTGTAGCAAGTTTCTTCAAATCTGAACTATCTAGAACTTCAGCTTCACTAATGATAGACATAAACTTCTTAGTGTGAATTGGGAATACCCTAGGCTCATCACCCCTTTTAGGGATGTTGTACTTGATTAAGATAGACTCTTGTTCTTCTTTTGATGCTGGGTAAAATAGTGTACCTAAATAGAAGAACTCCTTTAGGGAGATATTGTGATTAGGTAATACTGATTTTAGTGTTTCTAGTATACTCATACTAGTTTTAATTCTTTAAATTCTACATAGTCTGAACTGAAATTATCATTGATAGCATTTAATGTGTATGTTTCTTCAATAGTCCCTTCAAAATAATGTATCACTACAGTAGGTTTGGGGTGTCTAAGAAGTCTACCTACTTTCTGTATAATAGACCTATCAGAAGAATCAACCTGTGCAATAAATCCAACCTCCGTATCAACAAGATTCTGACCTTCCTGAAGCATATTAACGGTAATTAATTCATTCGTTTTAAATGAATTAAAATCATCAATAACTTGTTTAGGTTTCTTTGTCTTGGAGGTTAAGGCATTACCAAGAGATTGAGCTTGAGCTATAGAAGTAGCAAAGATTAAGAACCTTTTATTCTTCTTTCTAAAGTTCTCTGCATAACTGCTTAAGATGGCAGTTTTATTCTCACCCAAGAATCTCTTCTCTTTCAGTACTGCATTTAGATACTTATCTTTTGTGGCTTTGTTGAAACATTCCACTAGTTGTTTACTGTAATATTCTCTAAGTCCTGCATAATAGTTACAACACTCTCTGAATGTTGCTTTAGCTATAATAGTAGCATAAGGGAATGTTATCTTTTTCTTTCTGTACTCGGGGAATTCACAATAAACAACTTGAGGGTTATTTGCTCTACCTATTCTAATCTCATATATCCTTTCTGTTATAGGGATTTTTGATTTAAGAACTAATATCCTTGGGGTAGGTAGAGTGTTGTTATCAATTGCTGTCTGCAAATCTACTGAAAAATCTACAGAACCATATCTTTCCATCAAATAGTTTTTGAAATTAACCTTGTAGGTCGCTGATAGAAAGACAGAGTAAGAGAAAGAGATAAGGCTAAAATAATCTAATCTCGCCTTAGTGTTAAGGTGGTGAGCTTCGTCTGCAATGACAAAATCAAAGCTCATTCCTTTTAACTTAGACAAAGATTGGTAGCATTCTATCCTAACTTTAGCCTTTCTCTTTAAGAACTTATCCATTTCAACTTTCCAGTTGTCCTTGTGCGCTCTTTCCGCTACAAGTAATAAAATGGTAGGTTGTCGAATCTTAACCTTATTTACTATATGTAGGGAAAGAGCTGATTTACCATAACCTGTTGCCAGATTAAGGATATAGGACTTGGTGTCGTTCTTAATTTCTCTATTGATGAGTTTCTTTAACTCCTCTCTAGTCATTAGAATTACACTTAAAGAGCTTTGTAATACCCTTAATAATTAAATTCCATAGTCGTGAAGGCTTCTGGTTATTACCAGACTTATTGTTGATAGAAACACCTTCAGATGAGAGTAAAGCAAATGCTACTTCAGTCTTCTTTAACTTCATATAGTAGCGAGCTTGTACTCCTCTAGGTGTTCTACCTAATTCTTCTGCTGCTGTATTAAATGCACCCTGGAGGTTACCAGGATTCATTCTAACATACTTAAGAATCACTTGCTCTTCTTCCGTTGTCCATCTCTGTGCCATTGTGAATAATGTTTACGCGTTTTTAAATAATTTAAATCGTATTGATGCTTGTATGCTTCTTTCTCAAATGATATATTCATATAGGCTTCATAGTTTTCACCGAATCTGAATATACCAATAATAAATTCCAACAGATAAATGATATAGAATAGGATATAACCTAATTCTTTCATTTGAGCTGTGTGAATCTTTTCGTGGTTTATTGTTACAGCATTTAGTTCTTCTCTTGCAAATAATATCCCAAACAGATTAATTGCTATGAATCCTCTGAATGGGATAATTTTGTTGTATATAATCTTCATATTTCTTGCAAGTTTCTATAATCTTAGTGGTATCTTTATTGATGTCGCCACTGCTTCTGAAACTAGAGGATATTAATATGTAGTGAGGTAAACCATCAATAGAGATAATATCTTCTACTTGAAAGGGTTTAGTTTTAGTCTCTATTGTTTTACCTCTACTAATAACATTTAAGGTACTGGGATTTAAGAATTCATATTCTTTTATTCTAGCATCCTTGAATCTAGGATTCTTGATGTTAGCCTTTACCCAGAAACTAGGGACTGACGATACAAAGAGATAGATACCTCTACCTAATCTTTCGATGGTAGAAATATCTTCACTTGAACCTGTTTCAATCTGAATAGGTGGCATCATTCGTAATCCTTTTATAGTTATTCTTCTTACGCTTGAACTTTTCCTTCTTTGGGGAATAGTCATCATCATAGGATTCGTAATCCTTAAACTTCTTTATTCTCTTTTCTGACTTCATAGTTTTGAGTAGTATTTCTACTTAAAACGATATTATAGGTTAAGGTTATCACAGACCTTTGTAATAACCATATAAAACGTGATAAGGATGTCGGTAAATACTACCAACATCCCTACCAACGTATTAACGTGGTCCATTATATATAGACCACAAAACAACACAATTAACGCTAGAATGGCACTCAGCGTATACTTCAAGATTAGCTTACTCATCATTCCACTTTCTAAAAGCATTATAGCCTATACACCAAAATACCATCTTTGTAATTAAATAAGCACAAAAAATAATAACTAAAAACTTCATACCTATCTTTCAATATAATCCGAATACTTATCCAATGCTAACTGCAGGTCTTCAGCATACCCATTATTAAGGTATAAATCAGACATAGCATTTGCTATTTTCTGCATTGTAGCATCAGATAGTGATTCAAAATTTTTAACTCCAGCGTATTCTAAATCCTCTCTTGTAATACTAATAATTTCAAAAACTTCTTGCATTATAATTGAATTTTGCTAACCTGTTCAATGTGGGAGGTAGGATTAAATTCATCTCTAATCATATCGTCAAACATTGTAAATGTCTTACCGAAATAGAGACGAATCTTACCTTGTATGGGGAGTGATGATTCACCATAGCCCATAAGGTCAATTGAGTAAATCTTAGGTAAGTTGATTTGAGTAATCAACTTCTTATAAGCTGTTACACAATGTCCCAAATTAGCTTGGTTGTCACTAATAATAATTATTCTGTCGTACTTCTTACCACTCTTTCTAATCATATCTAGAGCTGATTGAAGGTTTGTACCACCTCCTGTAAAATAGCCTAGAATGGTTTCGTAGAGCATCTTGAAATCATTATACAGAGGCTTAACTTGGTCTGCATAATGAGCAAAAGTATATAGGTCAGAAGTACCTAAAGCTTGATACAGAATAGCTGTTATGAAAGCTGCTTCTTTTCTAGCACCACCCATAGAACCTGATACATCAAGAACTATGGCGACATTACCTGTAATAGCTTCTTTGAAGTTAGCCATAGCACCTTCAATAGCCTTTTCTAGTGCATCCTTAATGGGGACAGCGTTACTACCATAGAGGTAAGCATTAGCAAGTTGCTGTGGCATAATCTTAGCTGCTCTAATCTTAGTAGAATCACTAATTAGATTAGCTAACATCTTTGTTGTCTCACCCTCAGAATCATTCTTAACGATATTGTTAATATTTCTGATAGCAGCTAGATAGCCAAGCTTGTTCTCCTTCAGTAGGTCAGAAAATACTGCATTCTTACCTTGCTTAAGAGCTTGTTCTTTCTCTTCTTCACTGAGGTCAAATTCCTTAACAACCTGACCTACATCTGAGAGACCAGTTTCCCAAGTATCAGCACTAACCTTAGCTCCACGCATAATAGCTGTAATGGTAGGAATCTTCTCACCATCTACTTCTACAGTTGCATTGGAGTTATTTGGGTTGGGGTGTACTAAGTTGGCTACATCGATAATATCCTTTTTATACTTGAGAAGGGAATAGGTGTCTAGTCCTTCAATAGCTTTCTTGAAAGCCTTCTTCATTGAATTAGGCATAACACCTTTACCCCCTAGAGTCTTGTAAGTATCTAGGATAGCCTTCATATCATCGGGACGATAAATCATACCACCCTTCTTATTCTTCTTGTCAAAAGAGCTGTAAAGAAGTTTAGCATAACTTGTTCCAGAGAGGAATGGGAGAGCAAGTACTGAAGCTACTTGGTTAATAGTTCTAAGACCTGATGCGTGACAACGAGAATATACAATAGCCTTAGCTACGAATTCAGGGTCAGCAAGAGCAATCTTAGAGATGAGTTCACTGAATTCAGATAGGAATTCTGTAGCACTCTTATAGTAGGTATCTTGAAGCATATAAGTATTCAAGATAGTGAGGAGGTGAAGCTTATCTTCAAGCTTATAACCTATACCACCACCTACCATTTGGTGAGTAGGTTCTGGGATAGCATCAGCTTCTACAACAGCTTCTTTTGAACGAGCCATCTTACCAATGGAATCTCTAAGCAACTTTGCTCTTTCTTCTTTTTTGTTCATAATTTTTAAAGATTTATGTTAAGAGATTAACTAAAATACCTCTCAACTAACTGTTAAAATGTTGATTTAAGTATAGACATACTCCTAGTTGATTATAGCAAATATCTTATGCTTTTTTATACCTTCCATAAAAATGAAATCGTAATTCAATTCATCATAAACAGCTTTTGATTCTTCTATTACACTTCTACTATAACCTGCGAATAAGGAAACGACTACTCTATTGTTTATACGTTTTACGGTTACAGCTTTTATAGTAGGTGCAACTTCAAAAGCGTTTATATAGTTGTAGAATGACTCTAAGGAATAAGCTTCAGCTACAATAGCGTGTACTTCTAAATTCATATTCTTCTTACCCCATCTCTCAACTAACTTAACAGCATCTTTGAGACATTCTATCTGTCGTTTACCTTTATCACTCCTAGGTATAAGTACTGTGATTCTAGTCATAATATTCAATCATACCTTATAATTTCATCCAAAATCAATGTAGTTCTAACCTCATTCACTTCTTGTACAAACCTATAATGTACATATGCATACTCAGCCCAACTACGACCAAGTAAAGTTATTGGGTATACTTTCACAGAATATATACCAATAGCTGTAGAGAAAAATAGGGAGTGTCCATCATACTCCCTATTAAACAATTTCTCATCACTAGGTAAGTGACCACAACGCCTTATCATATTACGTAGTTTCATTAAACTCAAAGTACGTGTCGAAGTAATTATTTTTACAGGTAAAATTTCATCTATAAAGCTTTCTGTATCTTTTATTATTTGAGACATACCTTTCACGAAATTCTTACCTTCAATAAGATAAAAAGGAGCTTGTACTACGATATGTATCATATTATGTGATTTCTATTATCCTTAGGATGCTATCTATTTTAGGGTTGAAATCTATAAAGACTTCGAACCTATCCTTCCAGCTTATACTATCTAAATAAGAAATGGTGATACTTTTTAATATATCATCCATAGAATAGTGGTAGATATAACGGTCTGTGTTATCTTGTAAAAGGTTTCTTCCTAATATCATAGCTAAAAAGTCTACTCTAAGAGCTATATCTGTCATAGTATTACTTAGAATGGAGTCATACAAACTATCCATCCAACGCATTGATATACGTAATATACTAGATATTACAGACGTATTACTCTCCTCTGCATACTTAGATGGTATAACTATATTGATTTTTATCATAGTTTTATATTTTATTTGAAGTATAGGTAGCTATTGCTGCTACAGTTAAACTTGGTCATTCCACTATACTTTCATCTCTCAAGGTGTTTCCCAACAACAAGAGAGCCTAATCCCCTTTCTTTCGCATCAGTAAATCGGGTAATTGTCTCCCCACCAGGATTCGAACCTGGATTCTCGGTTTAGAAGACCGATGTTCTATCCGTTGAACTATGAGGAGGTTAGGGTATTGCTACCCTATTTAATATCAGAATCGTCATTAAGCCACGATAATGTTCCTGCAATACCTGTGAAAATAGCTATAGGGAGCATATATTCAAAAGACTTAAAGAACAAGAACCAAGCGATGCAACTTATAGTTAATAATGCTTTATGTGTACTCATTTTTCTATTTATTATCTTTATCTAAATGGTGTGAATTGTAAATAGAAATACTTTTCTCTCTTATACCAAACATTTACTATTAGTATTCTGCTGGGATTACCTATTAAATTAGTAGCTAGTGCTAATTCTGAACCATCAAAAAGAGAACACTCATTCCAACGTAGATTAACAAGTTTAAATTTATTCTTTACAGCTAACATTTCTGTAGGTACTGTAGAGAAAGTATCTTGTTCTTCAGTACTTGTGAAGACTCGTTCATATTCAATATGAATAGTTATATCATCATTGATTTTATATGTGCGATGATTATCTTTCTTAAGAGTAGCATTTATAAGATAATTGCAAAACCTATTGATATTGACATTAAAATTATCGTCTATCTTTAATTTGAGGTTATGCATTATAAGTAGTAAACCACTATAGTAGCTTGTATTTAACTTTGGAGGTAATAATGAGTTTAAGAACTTACTATTTTCGCATTCAATAAGAACCTCTAAAATAGCATTACAATCTTTGGAATAGTCTAAAGTAGCTAAACTCTTAGTTAGATACTCCTTGATTGTCTTTATATAATTCCAATCATCAACAATAATACTTCTATAATAACGTGCTTCCATTACTAGTTTTCTTAGACCATCAGTTATATGAATACCATCTTTATCAAACCTCAAGCATTCACTATCATCACGATCTATAACATAAGGACAATCAAATCCGTATAAAAAGAGTTTGTAAAACTCGTTTATATCAAAATCCTTTTGTTTTTCTACCTCAACCGTGCGGTTACCATCAATAACTTTTATCATAACTTTTAAGCATAAAAAGGGGAGAATATTGATTCAATGGTGGGTTCGAACCACCTAAGCTTACCAAAAAACCATTAACCGATGAAATTGAATCTTAACTACCCCTGTATTATTACTTGTATTTATATTTTAAATATTTTTTGTGCCGTATTACCCTCTGCTTTTTAACCAATGGAAAAATCTATTTTTAAAACCTCCAAAATACTTACATAAAGTTTCTAGGGACTCTGCATACAAGTATAAAGAAATACCCATATTGTAATCTATAGTATGATTACCAGTAGGGTTCCTAGGTATACATTTCATATCTTTAGTTATACGTATGAAGCTTAATTTACTAGGTGCTACTATATAATTAACATCCCTATCATCAAAAGAAAGAGATATAGAGGTTCTTATGAATGGTGATTCGTAAACAAACTCTTCAGGAATAGTTCCACCTCTCTCAACAATCATCAAAGCTAATATGGCTATAAGTGAAAAATCCTTTCTATGAATTTCAAATTCATCTAAACACTTAAGAATTACCCTACAGTTATTTTTATCAAACTCACTTAAGCCCTCATAGTTTTTAACTCCAATAATACTATATACCCTTTTTCCGAATTCTATATCTTCAGCCTTTTTATTCTCTAAATCTTGTAATTTACCTTCTATCTCTTTATATATAGGTTCTTTTTCAACCCAAGAATAATCTTCCTTCTTTTTACAGAATAAGGATTTCAACTTACTGATTATACCCATAATTATATCTTTAAATTGTATGGGTGGTAGGACTCGAACCTACAACCGATAGCTTAGAAGGCTATTGCTCTATCCATTGAGCTACACCCACATACATTACATTCTACCGCAATCTTTTGCTAAATCAAGGTATTCATCTAAGAAATCTGAACACTCTTTTGAATCAGCAATATTACCTAAGAATACTATCTGTAATTCTCTTTCACAAAATGCTACAGCATCTCTTTGTTTCTTAGAGGAAGGTTTAATCTCCCCTATATAATCTTGTTTTGACCATACTTTCTTTTCCATAATCTTATCTTTTTTGCGGGCTATCTAGGACTTGAACCTAGAACCTTTGGATTAACAGTCCACTGCTCTAACCATTGAGCTAATAGCCCTCCGTCTACTAATCTGAATACTAATCTACTTCTTCTTATCTTTTTTATAGAGTTTATTCTCAAGAGATGCATTCTTCTTTATAAGTCTTTTGCATCTTTCTTCGTATAGGTCTAATTCTTTTTGGTAAAAAGCACAGTCTTCCGTAGCTTTATAATACCTCTCTTCTAATGCTGTATATTCCCTCTTCAAATTATTTAATTCGTAGTTAGGAAATACTGCAGCAAATAAGTCTTTAAGAGCCATATCTAATCTTCTAATTTTAAACAGTTACAAATATCTTCTATTATAAAACTATTCGCCATTTCTTTAGCATCTTCTTCTGTTTTGAATTTTAGAAAATGACTACGAGTTTTCTCAAAAACCGTAAGAGTTGCATAAGAGTCTTTCAAAGAAACAAAGAATATTCTATCAAACTTCTTAGCTTTATATTCACGGTCTTTTGGGTTATAGTCCCACTTTAAAGGTCTATATATGTTAAGAATATCAACTTGTTTTATCTTCTTAGCCATTGTTATGACGAAAAGTAGTTTTAACCCTTAGAGGTTTTACTGGCTTTACAAGCTTAGTATCAGCTGGTATAGGAAGTCTTGAATAAAACCATCCCCAACCTTTATAATCAATAGCCCATTTAATAGTATTTAAGTATTGTGTTGTTATATCTGAAATACGTTTTTCTATTAAGTAATCAATATTTTTGATATACTCTTCTGCCAATTCAAGCTTAGAAAGAAGATACTTGTCTCTTTCCTTCTTGAATTTATTACGCCTGAACACTCTAAACCAAAAGCTTCTATTGTGAGGGTTAGAATAATCCTCCTTAGGTAGAATAGTCTCTTCTAAACTATTATTTAACTTTAGAATATAATCTGCAAAAGACTCATTGTTAAAAGCTTCAATAAGATTAAGAAGAGATGCAAAGTCCTCTAAATACTCAGCAGTAATCATATCGAAAACTTTGTATATAGATAGTAATTTCTCTGAATTATCTATATGAACTATATTTTCTTCTGGATGCTTATAGAATACCTTAGAGTCTCTAGCATAATTACAATAACAATTAATGTTACTATGGTATCCTAAACCTACATTTACTTCGAGTTTTCTAAAGAATCCTATATTTACAACAAACTCTAAATTTACACTAAAAGGGGGAGTTTCAAATATAACATTATTTCTTAAAGCTACAGCTAGAATCTTATATCTTAAATCATTGCTGAATGCTTCTACAAAATGTCTAGGGTTAATACCACTATTACAAAGAGTATTATAGATGTTTGCACCAAGATACAGCAAGAACTGTCTAACTATTAGTTCTACCTCTTTATGGGCGTACTTAACCTTAATACTTTTCTTTTCAGAGTATGCTCTCATAAAAAGCATTTGGTGTCTCTCTAAACTCCTATATAGGTTATCAATCATTGTCTAAGGGTTTTGAATTCTAGCGTACTTAACAATGCTTACATAAGGTTCATCATTATTATTCCTCTTTTTCACTTGATATAGCTTTTGTATTTCAGCATAGTTATATGTCTTAAGAATAAGTTCGTAGGAATTAAGTTCCCAAATATCCATCTTAATTCCTGAAAGCTCTAAGTTAGGTATATTAGACCATACTAAATATTGTCTACCACCTTGTGTACTCTTCAAAGAAACTATTTTAATATCATAGGTAAGTCTACCACGAACCTCTCTATCTGAATATATGTAGAATTTAATTCCATCTATAATAACCGTTTTCATAATATTACTTCTCTATATCTTTTCTAAATACTACTTCACCATTATAGTCCATAAGAACTAATGAATAAGATTCTACTTTATCATCCTCATCTAATTCTGAATCTATTTCTGAATAGTAAATAGGTATTACTATTTCATAACCCTTATTGTTTCTTAAATAGAAGCAATCGGCACCTTTTTCAGTTTCTATTACATTACTAGATGGTGTAAAGTCGAATTTACCTTTAGAAATACTATCTAATTTTACATACCTTAAATCTATTGATGAATATGAGCTACTATCTGTTTGGTCTACCAAAAGTAATTTATATATTAAACCATACTCATCTTCAAAATGGATTACATCATCGAAGTCACTAAAACCATAATTAACTTTTAAAGTTAAATTCTTAAGACCTTCATTTTCATTGATTCTAATTTTACACATTCTATGTAAAATACTACCAATGTATTCATCTATAGTTTCTATCTGCTTCTTAATGCAAAACAGCTCTCCTTCAAACTTTGGGTTTGTAAAAGCTTCTGCGTGTTCTAAACTTAAAGACCATCTTCTAGTGTGTAATTGCTCCACTTCTTTCTGTAAAGCCTTTAACTCATTATCCTTCTTATTGAAAAACCTAATCCTTATAAATAATAAAAGCTAGATATTTCTACCTAGCTTTTAGTTAAAATTAAAATGGTTGAGAATGGTATATTCAGTGTTACTGCAGTTGCTCGGATTTAAAGTCCAAGACTGCAGCCTTTTCTATGGATTACGTTAGCCTAGAAACTAACTACATAGACAGTCTGATTGATAATTAAATTGAAGTAACTGAATAATAACTACAACCATTATGGTTTTATCTAAGTTGAACGTTTGTATACTTAAAGAATTCAGCCTTTAAAGTTTCTAGATAAGTCTTTAGTATCTGTATCTTTATGCTTGTAAGTTGTCCTATAGAATCAATCATTTGGAATCGTTTAGATTCTTCTTCTAATTTCTTCTCTAGTCTTTCTATTTCCTTTCGAGTTCTTTCAATCTCTATACGGATTAAGTGCGTTTCGTGTTCTGCAACCATATAAGCTTCTTCAAAAGCTCTAACAGGAGACCAAGACACATAACCATCAAAACCTTCTACATTAGGAGTAGAATCTTCTGTAAGAGGATATTCTACTATATAACCAATAGTATTTGGATGTTTATCTCCAACCTCAAATCCTCTTAGCTTACAATAATCACCCCAACTCATAGGGAAAGCCTTTATTTGCTTTGTACCTATGTATGTACGTAAACTTGATTTAATTTCTTCTATGTTTTTCATATTACAGTGTTTTAATTATTGTATAGGTGACTGGACTCGAACCAGCGACCTCTGCATCCCAAATGCAGTACACTACCAACTGTGCTACACCTATATATTACCAGAGTATGGTTACTCAGCTTATTATGCGAGATAATTTAAAAGATTATTGCGAAGTAACTGAGTAGTAACTACTGGTAAGTTATTAATGTGGGAGGGGTAGGATTCGAACCTACGAACTCAAATGAGGGCGGATTTACAGTCCGCTGCAATTAACCACTATGCGACCCTCCCAAAAACCTAAGAGTATTTTTATTAGAGTTTTTTATCAGATATGAACAAAAATGAATGAAGTAACTCTAATTTAACTACCTAGGTGTATTTCTATATTGTGTTATAAAAACATAGGCTCAAAATCCCAAATATCAGCATCTTCTTCTATTCTAAAAAGCCTTGTATTATTACACCAATGAGATTTACCACAATAAAGCTCATATAAATTAGCTTTTAGATTATCCAGTAGTATTTCAGCCTGTTTAATATCAATCTTGTAAGCTTTTTCCTTTCTAAAGGTTTTTATCGTATGCTTTAATAGTTTTATCTCCTTAGCTAATCTTCCTAGAGTCTCAGTAGTCTTACCTGAAATACGATTGTTTTCTCTTTGGTTACTTCTCATACAATCTGGAATAGGGGCAAACCAAATATTTTCATCTATAAAGCTCATATTCTTCAGGTATAAACTTTCTCAGAACACTGATTCTAATTGCGGCTTTCTCTACACACATACCTCTATAAATATCATCTATTTCCCTTTCTACCGCTCTAATGAAACCTTTATTTTCAGCATAGTTTTTATATAGTAAGAGGTTCGTATGCTTTAATAGCTCATACCGTTCTTCTAATCTATTTAGAAGTTCTGATTCTACTTTTGTATTGTCTACTATATAACTATATATCAAATAATTGGTATAAGCTTTACCTAAGCAATGAAAGTTACAAAAGTCTATGTTGCAAGTATTATCACAAGGGTCTTTTCTTTTCATATTAATGTTGTTTAGTTGTTTGTACCGAGAGCGGGACTCGAACCCGCAAGCCACATAGGGCGAAAGTGTTTAAGACTTTAGTGTATTCCATTCCACCATCTCGGCATTATATGTTAATATAAATCTTCTGAAATCAGCCTATAATCATAATCATTTGAATAATCAGGTGATTTTAATTGTCCTGCATTGTAGGCTATCTTATAAGCTTCTATTCTATCTACAAATCTACCTTGTGAGGTATAGAACCCTTGGTCAGAAGGATTAGTAGAAACTTCACCACGAAATCTAATTAGAATATCGTGATGTCTATAACCTAATTCAACTAAATGAATATCATTGTTATGATAGTTACATTTAGTTTCTCTTGGAATTAAACGTTTAATTGCAGAACATAATACGAACTCCATAGGTTAATCTACTAAGAATCTTTCTTTGATAAGTTGTTTAGCCTTATCAGTGAAGTGGTAGCTAATATGCATTAAGTCATATCCAAAATTATACATATTAGGTCTATCAATATCACCACTTTCTATTAACTCATTATAAAGCTCTTTTCCTAATATATCTTTTAACTCCTTGCCTTTGAAACACCAAACAGGAGTATCTTTAAAAGTATCTCTAAACATATTGTAAGTTTATATTTTATAGTACCGAAGGCGAGACTCGAACTCGCAAAACCTGCATCCTAAGTGCAGTATGTATTCCAATTCCATCACTTCGGCGTAACACCTAGATATCCCTACATAGCTAATTCGTGCTACATAATCTAGGTGTTTTTAAAACTGAACTATTTGAATTCGAAATCAATAACGGTTAATAATACCTAATTATAATTCAGTTTAATGTGTTTGAAGGTAAAGTCTGATAGCATAAGCAATAAGACCTACAATAGGAGTAGCTAATAGAGCTAAACCAATAAAACCTAACATTCTATGAATTTCAGTCTTCTTGGTTGGATGCGCAATCATCTCTGGAGTAATGAAGAATAGCTTTCTTTCAAATCTATCCCAGAATTCATCTGGAATAAACGCATCACCTACCTTCATAACTCTACGAGCCTTACCCATTAAATCAATCTGACGGTATTCTTCAGTATCATCATTGAATGTACTCTTGTAACCATAAAAACCCATATGGTCTTGGTTAAACTCAACAGCTTCCTCACTATTAAGTGAAGTCTCCTGCTTTAGGACTTCCTTTCTTCTTTCAGGGAACATCTGAACCACCTTAATGTCCTTGACATTTACAGGGGGAGCAAATTCCTTCTTATCTTCTTCAGAAAGAGAATCCCAATCAATGTTATCTAACTTGCTAAACTGACGTCTAATCTTCAGTTGTTTTCTTTTACTCATAAACGCTAATTAATATTAATTAAAAGTATAGAATTATTTGAACTCTTTTCACAAAGATATAATAAATATATTTATGATGCAAAATTCAAACAATTCTACATAATTAATCAATACTATCAGCAACCATTTCCATCTTGGAAATAGTTAAGAATTTAGGAGTAGCTCCTTCAAACTGTGGAATGCATAAGATGAGAGAATCATTTACTGTGTAAACATTCCAACATCTTCCATTCCAATATTCCTTTCCTTTGCAGTTATCATTCTTGCAAGATGCTAAGAAGAATAATACAAAAATCAGCAGTATCTTTTTCATTCTTAATATGGTAAAAGCGGAATGACACTAACACTTATTCTTGACCCGTGTTAATAATCATTCCGCTTCATTATAGGAGGTGTATCCTATTGTTCTAATTTTTCTACTACTCTTTCAGCTACCCAGTCTAGAACATTAGATTCTACTTCTTCGAGACTATTTGCTTTGGTAGTAATAACAAGAGAGTAACCTTGGCAAACACACTCAGCAAACCAAGATTTTAGGAAGTAACTATAGTGAGCTTCTATAGACATACCTTGAATAGGTTGTGACCACTTAACAGGGTCACCCTCAGAGTTATGACTGTCTATCCATTTAAGAGGCTTTAACTTACCTCTAATGTCTTCAAATGTAATCATACTATAGATATTCTATTTCAAAATCTGATGTTGGTAACTCTACTTTACAGCCTGAATACCTTGAAAGTTTTTCACCTATTTCAGGTATAAGTCTCTTGCATATTTCTGCAGTTTTACTGACTTTAAACATATAAATAGGTATAAGACCATCCCAATAGTAATCAAAAGCATTTTGCTTAGTCTTATATACTTTACCCTTGAATGTCAGGTTAGTCCTTCCAGGTCCTGGGTAATAGTATAAACCAGTAGGCTTATGTTTAATCCTATACGGTCTCATTTGAAATACTATTTAGTAGATTAATTCTATAATCCTCTACGAAATTAGCTGCATCATCTAATGTAAAGAAATAGTTAGATTCTTGTATAAGTATATAATCATACTTTTTAATTAGAACCATATATCTACCATCTTCTGGTATTCTTATTATTTCAGCGGTGTAAGCATCTAGGAAGAGACATTTATAGTAGTCTTCTCTATGACTACTCCAGATTAGAGGAGCTAGCTTAGGGAATACCTTTTCTACATTTCACTTGGCTCGCTCTAAGCCTCTCTTTCTACCTTCTGCTATCCACTTACACTGTAGTGTTTCGTAACTATCTCTAAGAGCTACTACTGAAGCTAAGATAAACAGTACGCCTAAAGTTAGGCATACTGCAATTTCAAAAGTTCCCATTGTTTTAGTTGTTATCCGTTAGTGTTTGTTTATGAATATCCGCTAATAGCTGCAGTTTTTCAAAGCTCTTGCTTGAACCTACTAGTTCACATTCTTCTCTCCCATTCGTTATAGAAAGAAGATAAAGGTTAAAATAACCTTGGCTTTCTTCATTTTGTTCTATAGTATATAGTATCTCAGTACTATCTGTTTTGCTAATGAACGTTACCATTGAAGGTTCGAATTCAGTGTATTTGTGGTGTTCATCGTGAATCCACACTGCTTCTACCTTCTCAGTTTCTTTGTTGTTTTTACTGATGAATAGCTTAGAAACCTGTAATCCTAATGATACACAGCTGCATACTAAGGCTATGATAAGCCACTTGATTGATACTCCGTTGTTCATAATGTTATCTCTTCTATTTCAAATTCTTCCTTTGGTACTTTATAGAAGATTTTATCATAGATATTCCAAGTGAAATTATCTGACAATCTTCCTACTGTTTTATCTAAAGTGCTATTTTTTAGAACTGTTATTATTAGAAAAGAATCTCTTTTGTGCTGTGATAATACACTATTTGCTGTAGTGTAAATCTTACCTATTTTAGATAAATTATTGCCTGTAGAAGGCTTATAATATAATCCAGTTGGCTTGTGTTTAATTCTGTATGGATTCCTATTTTATATCGTTTAGTAGTGCGTACGGGAATCGAACCCGTATTATAACCTTGAAAGAGTTGCGTCCTAACCATTTAGACGAACGCACCATAAAGAGATTCAAATCTAAATAAGGTTTAAATCCCTTGTATATTATAAGTTTAGTCTTCTATTTCAAAGAATTCACAAAAATAGTTGATTCTCCATTCCTCTACAAAGCTTACAGTTTCTTGTATAGTTGAAAATTCAGCTTTTTCTATAGTATCTAAGACATAGTTTTTATTTATTGAAGCTACTATACTACCATTATCTAAGCTCATTATCATAGCTTCGTATAACTCCGTTATCATAGCGAATTGGTAGTTGCTATTTTCTGTAGTATTCCATTCAATAGGTTTTAAACTCCTATTAAGAAACTCTCTCGTCATAATAATTAATACTGATTTACTATTATACTTTAAAAAAGGTTTCTATAGTATCTACATAGACTTTCCAAGCTAATTGCTTAGCTTCTTCTAGAGAATCACATTCTATAGGACTTACAAGATAATCATCTAAATACTGCATAGTTTTATAGACGTAATACTCGCTTTTAAGGATATCTTCTTTATTTATAACCTTCTTTATCTTTATATTATAATAAAGATTTGTATCAGCAAACCATTCATCATTTCCATCTTTAATACGATAATACCACTTTAATCTAAGTAGAGACTTTTCTAATTCATTCCGTGTCATTGTTGTTCCGTGTTAGTTATATATGGTTTTATGAATAGGGCAGAAGTAGATATTACTCTACCTCCACCCTATACCAACAGCTAAGTAGTTTCTTATTCTAATGAAGACTGGAATCTATTCCAAGCCACAGTCTGAATTGTCTCTCTAAGTTGAGATTGTCCCTTTTCGTACAATTCATAAAGTGGTGTATAGCCATTCTTTTTAGGTTCAGTTTCCTTATGATAGAGTGTAGAAGGATTGTTATCCTCATCTATCATCATAATATGGATAAACCCATCAATAGAGTTTACAGCTAAGTGGAAGAACACTTCTCCAAGTTTCTTTCCCTTATAAGAGAAATCACAAGGAATTACTACTGAGATAGCACTCATCCAGTTGTGTATTTCTGGATGAGTATCATAGAATGGTTCTCCGTACTCAATCTTTAAGTCCTTTTTGAACTCATCCTTAGTGAGTTTTCTAACCTCTACTATAGACTTCTCTGTAGGTTTCTTGGGAGAATCTGTGTTGTTACCTTCACATATCATCTTCAGGAAGTATTCTAAAGGATTAATGAGGGGATTTGGATAATCCACATCATTATCTGAACCCTTAGTTTCCTTTGGTGATACTTCTTCCTTCTCTTCTTGAATAGGCTGTTCTTCAAAGAGAGGTTGAGGTTCTACCACAGGTTCATCTAAGCCGAGATAATCTGCAGTCATATCCATAGACTCAGACATATTAGCTAATGTCTCTGTGATAGCCTGTTGATAGACTTCATAATAAGGGCTAGCAACCTTGATAAGGTTTACCTGCTGAATAAGCAAGTCGGTACCTTCCTTAACATAGTTAATAAGCTTCTCGACTGCTTCTCTTTCTACTGGTGTCATAATCTTTTCTTGTTAATGGTGATTAAGTGAATACTTTATAGCGGGTAACAGTTGATTCTAAATTACCAACCATTACCCGCATTTTAAATAGTTTTCTATGCTTTATCTAAGCAAAAGTAACCACACTTTTTAACTAAATATTATATCAATTATTTAGTCAAAGAACAGAGTAATTAAAACAAAAAAAACACCATAAACAACAGAACAACCTCCCTCTGTAAAAGGTTATTTGAGCTTCTAATTGGAATCGAACCAATACTACAAGATTACAAATCTAGTGTTCTACCGTTAAACTATAGAAGCAAATTATAGGTCCTTACTTCCCAATAAAGACCTAAATTCCCCTGCTAATTATTTCACAACAACTAACAGAGTTACTGCTAATGCAGTATGTTTAAAACCATTAATAACCAAACCAAGTTTACTATGCAAGCAAACTTTGTGGTGCTGAGAAGATTCGAACTTCTGACACTTGGTTCTTCAGACCAATGCTCTACCAACTGAGCTACAGCACCTACCACACGTAAACAACATAATCAATGAGCCAACATTGATAGTGGAGAATAACGTAATCGAAACGTTGTCTTCTGCGTGCAAGGCAGATGTTTTAGCCAACTAAACTAATTCCCCGAATACTCTAGTAACATTTCACAACGTGACTAGAGGTTCCTTATTCCTGTTTCCCAACAGGTCTAAGTGAAAGATTCATATGACGTTTAATCTACTCGTGTAATTTGCTTTTGAAGCGTCACTCCGCTGAGACTTGAACTCAGGACCCACGGGTTAAAAGCCCGTTGCTCTACCAACTGAGCTACGAAGTGGATTGCGCATCACCAACATCTCACGACGTGAGTGATACTAATGTTTGATATAAGAAAAACCGTACTCCAAGTAGGATTTGAACCTACGACCGCCAAGGTATAAGCTTGGAACTCTAACCACTGAGTTATTGGAGTAAGTAAGTTAGGAGTATATTATGATAGTGTTTAATAATGAGCCAAAACATTGCGAAGTAACTATCATTTAACTACCTAACTTAGTAGATTCTCGTAGATTCGAACTACGACCAACAGAGTCAAAGTCTGTCGTGCTAACCATTACACCAAGAATCTATCCGCTAATAGTGAAATCACTGCAAATATAAATCAAATATTCTTAATAACCTAACGCATAATATTGCGTAATAAATCATCAACAAATATCCGAGATATAATCAGTGCTTTTCGCCTATAAGCTAAGTGTTTAATCTTAATAGACTTAATTAGCTTTTTCATCCTGAACAGAAGTTTCTAATATGTCTAACATATCTGTGATTTCTTCCTTATAGTAGTGGCTAAGGATATACTCCTCATTAAGGAAGATTTGCTTTACCTTAACATAATCTTCTGCATAACGAGTATAAACCTCAGTATCACATACCATTAATTCAGGGAATTCGCTAAGCTTTTCTAAAAGCTTGGAAGTGCTAGATTCTGGGAAGACAGCACTAATTTCTTGAGCATTTACCACTACGCCGAATTTATTCGGGTAATCCCCAAAAGATGAAAGCATAATTTTGCCTACATTCACTTCCGCCCCTTTAATGTAAGTTGTTAATTCATTAACCAGCTTATACACTAAATCGACTAAAACGTAATTAGTGATATTCTGATTAGTGAATACGTCCTTAAACAAATCACCCTTTGCCCTAATAGCAGTAATCTCTTTTGGAGTTTTATCTGCTAATCTCATTGAGTAGGCTAATTGTTTATAGGCGAAATAATACCTAAGTCTATTATACAGACTCATTCTGTATGCTAATTCTTTTAGCCCCTTAGGTAAATCCATGATACTAGTCGTTTCCTTATAAAAGAAACGCTTGTACTCAACCCCATCAAGGATTTGGCTAATCCTCTTGACCTCCTTAGTCGGAGACAATTTGATGAAACTCTTTGACATTTCTTTACATTTGTTTACGTATGAAAAGCCCCTAACCTTGAGACAATTTGCCCCAAAGTTAGGTGCTTTTCTGTGTTAGTATTCTTCTTTGATTGTTCCAAAGATTTGAAACAAACGAATTGCACCTACACAAGCAAAAAGCGTCAGCGTTTTACCGACTATATTCCCGCCCGTGAAATACGTGCAATTTTGAGCTGTGGTACTTAGTAGCTCAAAAGAATTGCACAGCCTTAGAAACAAGGCTATGCAGGTTGCAAGGTAGCTATATTTATAGATGATTGTAGCTACCTTTTTGAGGTAGTTTATAGGTTGCATAGTGCGTTGTTATAGTTGCTTTTGATGAATAGATAGGCAGGTATTACAAGGGCTATTATATAGCCCATTGATAGTATTACTTTGCCTATTGTGGTGCATATTTCCCACGTGTTTAGCGTGAAATATGTTGCACCACTTGCAAACATTAGCAAGCCTGTCAAGGCAAACAAAGTACCGACTATTTCGTTTACTTTGTAGCTTAGTTTAGGCTCTTTATGGTGACTCTTTTTGTACATTGGATGGTTATATTTGGTAGTTTTTTATGTTGTCTTGTGGGGAGGTTTTTAGCTACTGAGAGCTATAAAAAAAGGTAGTGTACAACCTTTTCAGATTATACACTACCTTTGAAGATTTGGCTTTATTGGATAGAGCCGAGGAGGTTCGTCAGCTCTTCACCTTCAGTGACAGCCTTACGACCTTCGACGACCCAGTACCCTATACTTGTCTGACTCTTCGTAGGGTCAAACACTTCAATAACCTGTACATGAGGGTTTTTCAGGTCAGTGATTAGGCGGTTTTTGCCTGCAGTGAGCAGTATCTGCTCACCTTCCTTGTCAAAGACCAGGACGGCGATTTCGTTACCTTCTTCTACGCCCTTCGGGAGGAGCGCACGAACGAACTTACCGAGGTACTTCGTACGCTGCTCTACATCATTGAGAGGGAAGAAGGCAATAGGCTTCTCTGCAAAGTGCAGGCTGTCTTCTTCTTGCTCTGCTGAGCGGTAGTACGTCTTGTTGTTGAAGGTTACTGAGACGCGGTTGTTGTTTGCGCTGTTTGCGCGGAGGCTTGTTGTCTGTGCCATGATTGAATTGAAATTGTATTGTTGTGGAAATTGGGCGGACTCTCACCGCGAGGGTCCTACAAACCCAACTGCCGAAGGCAGGTCGGGCTTTGCGGGGGAGGCTGTCGTTCTCGTTAAAATTCAAAAAAAAAA